CCTCATTCAAACCAGTCTGAATACTTGTACCAATCATTTCATTGAATTTCTTACCCAATGAATCGATTGATTCACCACCAAGGGCGTTTAATGGTTTACCTAAACCAAATCCCATAAGGAACTTGGCTACGTCTACAGGTCCACCACCACCACCGGTTATCATTTGGCCCATCATTTGAGCAGTAGATACAACAAAATTGTTTGACATATTCTGTTTAGCTTGTTCAAAGATTCTCATCAATGAAAGATTTCCTGATGAGTCATATATACCGGATTTATCTTCAGTCTTATTTTCTTCAATTTCAACGGTTTGAAGTTTAATAAGTTTATCGAGTTTGTCACTAATACCAATAAGACTCTTATTGATATTATTCATCGATGTTATCATTTCTGAAGTTCTACTATTAAGAACAGAAATGACTTCGGCTGTGTTGGCTATAGATTGTTCAGTTTGCCTGCGGCCTATCTTGACCATCATACCAGACTGCTTCTCTATGATGCCAGACATGGAATCAGTGCTCAAGACTGTTGGTTTCTTTTCACCATCCAAATTAGCCTCGTCTTCACTTGAATCTATCTTGAATCCGGGATCGAATTCATCACCAGAAGCATCAGAAGAATTCTCTTCTTGATAGAACCAGTCAGATATTTTCTTAGTAATGTTAGTAGTCTTAAGTTTAGCAAAAGTATCAGAAGCATCAGTAGTAGATTTTACTATAGAATCTTTAACGTTCTTTGCATCATTGACAAATGAAGTCAAATTAGAAGTATAATCCTGACCTATTTCTTTTGTAGCCTGGCCGAGTATTTCCAAACTACGTGAAACTAATCTATTCATTCAACACCCACCTCCTTTGGTAATCATAATAGATTATATATTAAGAAGAATGGGCACATTACGTGCCCATTCCCACGTATTAAAAGAATTGAACTAACTCAGCAACGTCATCAATATGGAAACGTTCCTTGGCATTCTTAAGCCAATCCTTTTGAGCTTGTTCTGCACCAGACCATTCACCTATTTTGGTTTGTATGTCTTTAAAAGCAGAACCAACGTTTTCCATATTCTTGAGATTGTTGTACAGTGTACGTTGTACATCAAGTGTTGCCAACTCAACGAATGACAAATATTGTGTGTCCGGAATTGTTTCCAATGATGGTTCATGATAACATTTTGTAGTTATCTTTATTGCACACCTGTCAGGGAAATTGAAGAATTTGATTCTGTTATTTCCCAAATATCTTGAAGTAGGCTGTTGTGAAGTTACACCAGCATACTTGTTTATTGCAGCACCAGTCATTGTGGCATTAGTAATATCCTGCGGATAGTAAGAACCGAAACCAACAAACGGTGTTCCAACTGTAAAAGTGTTTGTCATTGCTTCCTGTGTTTGGTACTGTGATGAACACGGTACAGCCCATGCAGTTTTGACACGTGTTATTGTCAAATCAGATGGTAGAATGTAGATATCATTCTTCTTGAGGAATTCACTTGGTGAGTACAATAACTCTTTTGAAGTTTCACATTCACGAATGTATGGTTTCAATTCAGACCATTCACGTACAGTTATCTTTAATATTTCTTGGATAACATTTTCAACCGGTGCTTTATATGGTAAAGCAATCTCATTCAGACCTTGTGAGAATTTGATGTCATTAACAACATCTGTTATATTCATAACATCACCTCCAAGTATCGATTATTTAGGAACATGCTTATGCATAACAGGTGCTTTCTTATTTGCATATTGAGATCGTGTTCCTTCATCAAGATGATATGCAAAGAACTTGGAACCGGAAGTAGTTAACCAAAGATATATCTTCATGTCATCTCTGCAAACCTTGGCCAGCTTTTTATACTGATTATTTGTAAGACGAATCAATGAATCCATCTCAGCAGATATGGTTTTGTCTTTGAGATATGTTTCGATGATTGTTTGAAGTGTCTTCGTCTTCTTAAGATATGATGTGTTCATCTCTTTGTATTGTTCGAGATTGATAATCTTACGATACTTTTTATCTGTAAACATATTATCATAGAACTTCTGAGAGATGCGAAGAACCTTTCCATCATAATCATGTTTATCGGAGTCAGCATACTGCTTATAACCGTCAACGAACTCTATCATCTGATCGAGGATCATGTCATAGTTTAATACGCTATACTGAGTACGATATATTTCCTTTGCATTTACATAGCTCTTTGAAACATCTTCAAATAAGTTTTTGTTATTAGCGACACATTTACGTGTTTCTAAATCATTAGCTGAAATCATTATTCTATCCCTCCTTCATTATGTTGTAGGATAATTAACACGCCATATCTGTTCAGTTCTGTTGATAGGACGTATCCTCAGTATCTGAGCAAGCAATCTTTCAAGATCAGTCTTCATCTGAACAAGATACTGCTTGTTGTGTGGTACGATGTAACGAGCATCCTGGGAATCAAGACATGTAATATAGAAGTCTACGAGTTCTATCTTAGAACATGTATATCCAGCTAACATAGCCTGATCATTTGCTGAATGTATATCATTCATTTCGACGGTTATGTATGCTACGACATCTCTACCGATGGGTTTGAGCTTCTTGGGTTTCTTTGTTAAGAAACCTTCCTGATGATATTTGGATCTTGAATTTATCAACGCTTTTGTTTGTGCGCTCATCGGCATTGGTACCGTATTTACATTACCATTCATACTACCTTCGGTTGGACCATTCATTGCCGGATTAGCTTCTTCCTGTTGAACTGCAGCACCTGCACCAATACCGGGTCCGGAATTGTTTGCTTTTGTAATTTGATCTGTGATTTCTTTTTTAGGTTTCACAGTCGCAGTTGGATTTGCAGGATTATCAGCCTCACATACCTCTACTGTTTCGGTGTCACCACATTCCTCAACAGTATCGTCATCAGAATCATCGGGATCCGGTTCAGGTTCAGCTTCATAACCGTTTTCATCATCGTAAGTATCATCATCTGTTTCGGTTTCTTCTTCAGACCCTTCTTCAGAATCTCCCTCATCGTCAGAGCATTCTTGTCCTTCAACACACTCGTCCTCATCGGATTCTTCTTTAGCAGCTTCAGGAACCGGATCAGATTCGATTGCATCCATATCATATCCATCATATGAATCAACAGTATCGTTATCAGATACAACATCTTCAGGACTTGTGGATATGATATCGTCTACTTCGTTATCAAGCTCAGTAAGACTTCTACCCATCTCAGGAGAATAGAATGAATCCTTATCCTTATCAAGATAATGATCAACAACATCATTTGTTTCAGGACACTTTTCCTTATCACAGAGATCACGTACGAAGTTAACACCATTTTCGCGATCAGCATCAGATACACTAAAAGAGCCGTTATCATCCATTTTACCAATTATGATTGCAATCATAGGTTTAAGCTGCTTTGGTGTTTCCTTACCAGTATTAATCATTGCATCATATGGTATAGATGTTCTTTCGATCATTGTTGCATTATTATCTACTTCATCAGCATCATCAAAGATGGTACCATTTGCAATAGCCTGAGCAACATGACCTTCCTGTACTACTGAAATATCCTTCGGACATAACACTCTTGTTTGTCCCTTGTTGTCTTTGTAGACACGTACGCCATTTCCAGCATACTCATTAACAACTATAACACCCTTTTCAGGATGACATACATGAGCATACTCAGTTATGACGTCATATTTCTTTTTCTCAATGAGAGCTTTAACAATATCAAGCTGGGTACTATTCATTATAAACACATCCGTTCTTTATTAAATTTTATTTTAGGAGGTTTTACCTATGTTTGAAAACTTAACCACACTCGATTACATTGTACTTAGTACAATAGCATTTATTGTATTAACATTCATCGTTGTTCTATTTTCAATGCTCATAAAGATGCAAAACAGAATGAATGAATTATCTCGTATGATGTTCGTTCTTATTAAAAAAGATGAGAAATACGATAACTCACATGATGATATTAAACGTGCTTTATCAGTTATCAATGGTAACATAGGATCGTTATCCAGCAGTACTGACCAAGCCAAACAAGATATCAAGGAGGTTGCATCCTCTACCAAGCAAGCTCTTAATGAACTTAGAGCAGTTTCAAATAATCCAGTTATGCCAACTCCAAATATCTCAAAGATGATGAGAGAAACAATTCTCGAGAATATAAATATTGAGGTATTGTTATCTCAGGGAATGAAGATACCTAATAAACAATCAACAAATCATATTATTGAAAATACGATAAGAACGTATCCTGATGTTGATCAAGAGTACACTGTCAAATTATGTTTAGCAATGATTGAAAACTTTTCATTGAATGTCATGGAAGGAAAGAAATCTGAATTATAAAATAAAATGGTATTTCGATGGGGGCAATTGCCCCCATCTAATATACCACTTTTATTTTATTCAGGAATTATTACATCCTATAGCTTTTAATTTAATTATCATCATCAAAGATGGTACCATTCGCACCGGGTTCAGAGGAAGCTGCAGTTTCCTGAACGAGCTGTGAAGCAGCAACAAGACCAGCCTTATTATCAGGAACAAGAAATGTGTTCTTGCAGATAACACGACCCTGGATACCCTGGATAGAGATTGTCTTGTACTGAGCAGATGTTGTGATAAGAACAGCCTGACCGCCAGGATTGTTGATATCAGCGTAACCTGCATTCTCAGGTGAGTTTGTGAGGTGACGAGCGAGTCTGAGGTGCTTGTATGAGATGTGGAACTTATCCATTGGATATGCCACAATCTTGAAGAAGTACTCTCTTGAGAGATCGTTCTCGCTAGCGCCTTCCTGGTATGCAGGAATAAGTGTGTAAGCATCAACACGGTTAGAAGCTACAACACGGATCGGGAGATCGGAATCTGTGAGGATACCGAATGAGTGGTTCATCTGAACACCACCGATTTCTGTTGACTTCTTAACAGTCCATGTTACGAACTTATTGAGGAGACGGCAAGCCTTCGGATTTGCGTAGATAACGAATCCAAGATTCTCAAGCTTACCACGATCGCAGAGCTCGTAGATAACGCTGTTGATAGCATTGTGAACCATGTTGGTTCTGAATTCCCAAGGATCGCCTGCGAAGTTAGGAACTGTAGCCTTAGGATCAAGATCAGCATACTCAGTATGTGTATATGACTCGAGAGCCCATACATCTGAATCATAGCCGTTGTACTTGTTGAACTCTTCGTCGAGGTACTCAAGAATGCTCTCGTCTTCGAACATCTCCTGGTTAACAACGAGCTCCTGTACGAGTCTGTTGTAGAGATTGAAGTTGAGTGAAGCATTAGCCTCAGCAAAGTCTTCAACTGTAAATGGAAGCTGGAATCTGCATCCATCAGAGATAGCGAACTTTCTTATTTCAGGATACTCACGGAATCCGATTGTTCTGAGGTTTGTCTCGTTTGAGATGTGACCTGAAACATAGAGACCTGTGATAACACCGCATGAAGAAGCAGTAAGTGTACCCTTAACGAAGTCTACACGACCAGAGAGCATATCAGAGATATTAACTGTCTCGCCTGTAGGAAGGTTTGTATCAGGATCAACAACAGGGAGATTGATGTCCTCTGTGATACCACCGTTGATGAATGTACCGCCGTTCTGAATCTCGATTGCGATACCAGCGCCAGGAAGCTTAATCTTCTTAACAGCACCAGGTGTGCCAGCCTTCTTCTCATAGTATATATCAGCAGCGAATGCAACTGTACCAGCAGTAGAACTGAAGTCTACAGCTGTGTATGTATCACCAGACTTTGTGAAGTACTTTGTTGATTCACCTGTAGCTGTATCCCAGTCAGTAGGCTTTGTTGAAAGAAGAGTGTACTTATCAGCTGAATCATCGATACATACGTACTGGATGTTGAAGTCATATGAGAGACGAGTTCTCAGTGTCTTCTCGAATGCACCAGCCTGACCAGGAGCAGGATACGGTGTACCATCATCCTGAAGCAGGTGATTGAACATATCATATTTCTTATTTGTAGCTGAAGCTATAGCAGAAAGTAAGATAGGATCCTTATCGTTTATGCGGATACCCTTACCAGCATTCCACAGTTTCTTCCATGTAGGTGTGCCGTCGGATTCTTTCTGCCAGTATACCTTTGGTACTTCGTACTCTTCACCTGTCTGGTTGTTAACGAGATACTTGATGAAGATACGCTGCTCGATGTTTGTAGAAGAAGCAGTCTGTACAGGGATGATATCCTTACCGAGGAATCTGATATACTGCTTTATGAGTGCAGGGAAGTCAAGTGTTGACAGAGGAAGGTATGTAGAAGTATTATAAGACTCCTGTATCAGGAAGCTCTGTACTGAAGAATCCCAAGCGTTCTCAAGCTGCTCTGCAACTGACTCAAGATGAACCTTTTCACCAGGATCATTTGTCTGCTCTGCAGCCTCACGAAGTTCTGTTGTGATAGGATCAAGCATAAGAGTTTTGTACTCTGTCATGATCTCAGGGCTGTCCATCATCTTCTTGGCATCCTTCATTACGTTGGTGCCGTTGTATGTATGAGCAAGCTGATTTACTGTGTCTTTGAAGTTATTGTCGAACGTATCACGAAGAGTGTCAAGTTCCTGCTCAGATGAGTTGTTAATCATGTTCATCTGCTCTTGGAACCAACTGTCGTGATGACCGACTGTCATTGATCTGCTGTAAGCCATGAATAAAACACTCCTTTTAGTTTTAAATTTTGAAAGTGAATCACATTAGTGGAACACTTTGCAATCATTGCTTATCTTTAATCTTTTTAAGATTTGTATCAATTCGATTCAGTAGAAGGGTGTATAAGCTATCCAGCTTCTGATAGAAGAGTTGATTCTCTCCGTAACCAGAATCTACGAAATCATTGATAACATATTTTTGCCCTTTGGTAAGAGCATTCTTCAGATGGTTAACTGATTCATCATTGCTTTTGACAACGTCATATGGAAGCAAAGGAACGAGATCTTTCAGACTTGCAAGTATCTCCTCAATTTCGCTATTGCGTGCAACCATCTTTTTGTATAGCTGCTCATTGAGAATGTTATTCACTTTATCAGAAAGCTTTGTATCTTGTTTATCAGCTTCTTCATCTTCGTTGCTGCTTGAATCGCCACCACCCATGTCATCTCCACCAGCGTCTTCTTCGCCGAATGCTGGCATATCCATACCACCATCGTCTTCATTTAACGGAGGGGGATCTCCGAGATCATCACCACCGCCACTTGTATCAGTAGCAGGAGGGGCAATGTCTTCTGCAGGTGTATCCGCTACTTGAGCATCTCCACCATCAAATGGTTGAAGTTCATCTCCTTCAGCCTCCATGACTGTAAAAAATAAACTTTTAGTGTTATCTCTCATCATGTCATTAGTTGACATTGTTATCCCTCCTTCCTAATTAATAAGCGTCCCAGTATGATGATGCAACTTTCCTCTTCGGAGTAGAAAGCATTTGCTCTTCTATCTTCTTCTTCATACGCATAAGCTCGTATTTTTCTTTCCTTGCTTCGGTTGTGTTCATTGAATTAAGATCTTTGATCTTTTCATCAATAACCGCAAGTTCAGACTCCATTTCCCGCTGGACTTCCTTCTTAAGTCTATTGCGATCTGCAAGCTTAAGACCTTCTATTCCAGCAACGGTTAATCCGAGATATGGTTGAATTGCGAAAGCCACACTGATCAAGCCTAACTTGATAGCAAGTCTTGATGCTTTGTATACTGCTGAACGGTAGCTTCTGTTCTCGATAAGTGCCGCTTTAACCTTGTCTTCATCTCTCTTAATAAGAGAATCGACTACCTTAGTCAGCCATTGCTTTGTTCTGGTAACGGGTTTCAGGACAGCTTTACCGGTATTTGCAATTTTCTGTACACCGTGTTTCGCTTTCTGTTGAGTAGCAAGCGTCTTACGGTCATGGTCCATTGCTTTTGTTAATAAGTCCTCTTTAGGACGTGTAGCAGTGTTTCCTGTTGATTGGGGCTCTTCGGATTCTAAGAACATAAACATCTCCTGAACTGTTTTGCCAGAAGACAGTTTCTGTTCACCATCTTTGAAAGTTGGTGAATCCTTAAGATCAGCAGAATCGTTGCTATTATTATTATTGTTAGAGCCCTTGGTCGAAGTGGAATGACTGCGGTCACTATTATCAGTTTTTGACTTCTTTACATCCGTCTTTTTAACAGACTTATTGGATGAAGAATCAGTCTGATTGTTGTGAGAATTATCATTGTCTGAATTGGACTTATTGTTTGAATTTGTATTTGATGTGTTGGTCGTCTTACCAGTTGAATGATCATCGTTGGTTGTTGTATTGGTTGTAGTATTATTTGAGTCACGGTTGAAAGAGTTCGTGTAGTTGTTTGTAACATTTACAACGATCTTTCCTTCAGCCTTATCCTTGTTAGGATTATTCTCAAAACCTGCACCAATCATATCACCAAGACTATCACCGCCAGCATCGAGCTTAGCATCAATAGAATCAGTAATCTCAGGAACTGGATTCTGGGGAACTCCTTCAGGCAATGCAGTAGGAGTAACAGTAGCACCAACCTTATCGGTCATCTTAAAACGAGTTTTCATGTACTCAGGGATACCACCGGTCTCCTGTTCCATGATCATTTTAAATGTATCGATGTTATATTCGAATGATTCAGACTTGATATCATGCTCTGTTGGTACAGCAGGACCATCTGAATCTTTTACTACTTCTGAATTGATGAAATCAAGTTCACCCTTCATACCGAGAATGTCATTTGCAAGAGTTGCAACCTTGTGAACATTACCGGCTTCTTTAACATTCTTTCCAATAAGAGGATTGATGTTAATAGACTTTACAGTCTTCAAGAGTTCAGAGAGTTTTTCTCCAAAACTCTTAAGGATGTTTACCTCCTGATCCTGGAACTTACCACATGAACCAGTTGCACCTCTGTTGGCATACTTAAGTGCTTCTTTAACATTGCCCTTAGTCTCATCTTTAAAGATAGAGATACAAGCGTTGTTTGTCCACTGTTTCTTTTTAGCAAGATCAGAAATCTTTTGCATGTCTCTCATTACGAGATTTACAGCAGTACGGAGACGTTCACGATTCTTCTCAGTTGTTGCTTCCTGGAATACATATTCGGCAGAACCGTCATACCAGTATTCATTAACAAAGTCATCATTGTCAATGATGAAACCGAGCTTTGGTTTCAGAGCAACAATCTCACGAGCAATATCAGCCATTTCCTTTGTACGCTTCTGGGTCTTATCATTCTTCATGACATTCAACATTTTGAACCAGTTACGAGGATTTGTCCAGAACATTTTAACAGTTCCCCAAAGATCACCTGTAAGATCATGGAGTCTCTGAAGTGTTTGTAATTGTTCTGATGTGAAAGAACCGCGTTTACCCTTGAGAGCCTTGTTGGTTGAATGATAGACCTGTTTGATATTCGTGTGCTCTTCGGATGAAGCAGTTACACTTGTGAATATAGGGAACAGGAAAATTGCAACCGGATTGAATGTTGTCTTGTAACGAGAACCGAGTGTGTTTGCATTCCAACGATGTTCCTTATCAAGCTTGACAATTTCTTCCATGTTAGCCATCAAAGAGCATACACCTTGCTGGAAGGCATCACGCTTTACCTTCATACTTGCTTCTTCGAATACATCATATACTTGAGAATCGATATCATAGAATGATTCACCGATGTATTCTTCAACAAGGAATGGTGACAGTCCAGCATTGTACATCTTGTCACCAAGAGTATCAATATCACATTCAACAATGTGAGAGAATTGTCCACATGACATCATATCAGATATAGACATATCACCAAGCTTGTGTAATTCATTTATAACATACTCAGAGACAGTCTTTGAGTCATCAACCTTATCTTCAGGAGATGGGTCTTGAGCACCCTGATCGTTGGTGTATGTTTTAGCCGTACGAGAATTCTTATTTATCTTACCTCTAACTTCCTTGACAAACTGGTCCTCCGTTCTCTCCTTCTTGACAGAATCAGGGGCGTAGTTATAAACGATATCAAGATAGATTCTTGAGTCGAATATATTGAAAAGAGTCAGTAATGTATTATTGGAAATAGAAGCATCAGGATCATTTACAAGATTCAACTTAAGGAAGTCTTCAATGAATTTGATTGTTCCTTCCTTGTCTGATTTGAATGTTGTAAAGATATCATAGTTCTGGAAACGCTTTGCTCCATTATTCTGTTTAATAATAGAAGCATATGACTTTGAATAGTTTTCGGTATTGAATTTACCATTAAACTTTTTCGGGTTGTCAAATACTTTGACAAGAATGTACGGTATGATTGTATCGCTAAGGTCTCTCATGTTTCTCCAGAAATCACTCTTGAAGAAAGCAGTAAGATCATCCGTCGAATCACATTTACGCAGTCCCGCAACCAGGTCGTTTACAGTTTTTTCAAACTGATTGGATACCAGCCATTTCTTCATCTTGGTAGAGTACTTCATGTGCTTTGGTTTTGTTTCTGTGAAGTAATTTACCTCAGCAGCTTCCTGAACGGAATCGTCAACAAAAACCTCAACACCCTGAAGAGGAGCTCTATTGATGATACGCTCTGTTTCAGTTCCCTCGTCCATAGACTCAGGGAGTTCAATCTGTTCATTCTTGAATACGCCATCAACATAGAATCCTTCGTCGAATATCTTTTCTTCAAGATCCAGTTCAGGAATCTCATTGAGTGGTATGAACTGACCGAACTTGTCAAGTACGTCAGAATACTGATCGGGCTTTGTGAAGATTTCAAATGTATAGATACCATTTACAAATCTTATGAAGTCCTGGAAATTATCAGCAATAACCTGAAGGAGTTTGAAACCGATATAAGCATCGATTGCTTTTATCATCATCTCATTATTTGAGCTGACGATGGTTTCATATACTCCATCAACAGGATCGATCTTAGCAATGTTCTCATTGATCATTTCAATGATACCATTTAACTTACCTTCATCTTCAAGCCATGTTGGATCAACAGAATCAAGACGAGAAAGTATTCTTTCTAACAATGGATCAAGTTGGAAATCACCATCTAACACAGGAAAGTTCTTAACCCTGAAACCTGATGAACAGAATTCATTCAGACTGTTTATGGTAGTCTGAATGTTTGTAAAGTATGATTGTTTGATTACGATATTATTTCCATCCATATCAGAAACCACCTTCCATTATTATAGAAAGAGCTTCCTTACGGATATCACCTCTCAGAGGAATATGAACTCTGGATGAGTCAGCCTGTTCAACAACGATTGAACCATTCTGAATACCCATGATCTCATCCGTAGAGAACTGGAATGATTCACAAACAACCTTCATTGTTTCATCCTGTTCACAGCAGTAGTTTGCAAGTTCCTTAAGGAATACAACATTAGCAGACTCCTGGTGTACAGAAGGAGTGATATCTGCTTGAGCACCTGCATGTGAAGGGAAGTCAACCATGTCGAAAGTAATTACTTTTGATACTCTCATATTAGGCTGATTAATTGGTGCATTAGGAATCATATTTCCCAGCAGACGAACAGAGAAACATGGAACTGCACCAATATCAATAATCTCAGAAGCAACATCTCTACCACACTCTGTACGAGGATGTGTTATGATGTGACCACGATACTTATCACCCTCAAGACGAGGACGTGTGATGAAGTGTGAAGTTCTTGTAGGCTCTGGTATTGTCATTCTGATATCAGAATACTGCTGGCCTTTGATGTCCGGGTTTGGATGATTCCATTCACCACGCCACTGGTGGCGTCTGAGTAAATCATTGATACGTTCATCTGTTGCAATGACAGTATCAATATTATGAGCATCATAACGACGTCTCATACGATTATACTCATTGAAAGTCATGAGTGTTGATTCGAATTCACAATACGGAAGACCCTCAGCCGAACGCTTGATTTCATAACCATTCGCACCGAGTTCAGAGGAAACTGCAGCTTCCTGAACAAAACAAGCGGTTTCGTACTTGTTTGTCTGATTGCTTTTACGTATAAGCATATACAAATCTTCCTTTCATTATATTTTATTCATCGTCTTTCTTTACATGAACCTCGACGTGCTGTGTTCTTTCTTCCCTTGCATCAGCCTTCTTCTTTGCTTCTTCAGCAGCAGCCTTAGCTTCAGATTCAGCCTTGTATTTGGAAAGAACGGGTTCGACTGTATCAAGAATTATTCCATAGATGCCGAGCTCCTCAGCAAGCTCTGCTGTCATATTCTGAACGATAACGAACGCTGTATCTATTGTTTTAGCTGCGTTATTTATAGAACGTTCCATGTTAATTCTTTCGGGGTCTTTCTTGAATCCCCACGAAACATCCTTTGCATTATTGATTGCTTTTGTAGTATTAGAATAATATTTTCTAATCTCATCGAGCTTAGTGCTGGCTTTGTCAAACTTGAGATTTAATTCCTTGAGAAGTTTAACTATTTCTTCGATATAATCAGCAACATCTGATGCGGGGTATTTGTGTGAGAAAAAATGATAAAGACTGATGTTCTTGTCTTTGAATTTGAGTTTCTCGACTCTGATCTTACTGTTTATGAGGTTATCAAGATCGGTGTTAATACCTGTCATCCAACGTATCCAATTCTGGAATTTGATACGTGTCTTGATCTTTCTTTCCTTAACATCAACACCTGTCTTCTTGGACTTCTTCTCTTCCTTGGATTCAGCCTTGGATTCCTTGGCATCTTCAACGAATTCGGGTTTCACAAACTTATCCAAAGATTCAGATTTCTTATCAGAAATCTTATCTGCCTTTTCCTGAACTTCTTTTACCACTTCTTCTGGAGCATTATTTGGTTTAGAAAACTTTCTGAGACGCTCAACGATTGTCTCCTTTGCTTTTGAGAAGAAAGAAGAAACTGCTTTTGCCATTTTCTTAAAGAAAGCAATAATGGAATCAAGGATCTTCACAAAAACATTGTCTTTCTTTTTAGACTTAGCATCAGCTTCAACGGCTTCCTGAACAATAGTGGGACCTTCCTCATTTGTCAGCATATCATATGTTTTAAGATATGACATAAGCATTGACTCAAGTACGCACGCCTCTGAATCAGCGGTAGCTTCATCTATGTTTGTCAATAACTCATTGATGTTTGTATTCATTAATCTCAATCCTTTCATTAAAAATAGGGCAGGCCCATTGTGGGCCGCCCCATAGTTGCGTTAATTACTTGAAATAGTAACCTGTATGAGATTCGGTTACAACGGCATCGTCGTCACTAACATCTTCCTCAGCTGATTCATAGTAATACTGACCATCATCAGGATGGTAAACGAAAGTAAGAGGATCGCCGTCTTTGTAACGGATCATTTTCTTTCCTTCTGGCTTCTCAGGAACCTCAACGTCGTTCTTACCAACGTTATTCAGGAAAGTCTTAACCTGATTAGCTGTGTAGCTCATACCCTTAGAAGGTTCGCCAACATTGGTCTGACCAGTTTCACCTGATGCATTCTTCGGCTCAGATTCTTCGGATTCAGATGACTCCTCATCTGGTGATACAAAATCTTCTGTTGAAGGTTTGTCACCGCTGTCTGCACCGGTTTCTTCTGTATCAGAAGTACCATATTCACTCTTGAGTTGAGCAGAAATCTCATCCTCTTTCTTGAATATGCCTGCGATTTTACCAAGAAGCTTCTTGACTGCATTATATGTTCCTACGAAGAATTCACTTATTTTCTTCATAACACCGTTGAACTTAGTGATCACGGAATTCAGTTTGCTACGAAGAGCATCATTCTTCTCTGCTTCAAGCAGTTTTTGTTTTGCTTCATCAGACAGTGCGAAGCTTGTTATATCGGTACCATCATTCTTAACGCTATCAAACACCTGTCCGAATTCAGTGAGGTCGTTGATCACTTCTTTAGTGTCAACCTCTATCGGTTCTGGTAAAATAATATCAGCTGTTGTGAATTTATTCACATCATTTTCAAGAGCAGTTGCTTCTGTCTCAATAACAGATACATTGATGCCTGTCTTCTTATATATGTTGAATTCACGAGTTTTCTTGATAAACTCAGGCACTGATTTAAATGCCTCTGATATCTTCTTAATACCAACATTGGTCTTGATCTTATTACCAACGGTCAGTTCGAAGATAATCCTTGTTTCGATAATATCATCAGACAATTTTGAGAAGAATGACTTAATTGACTTAAGCCAACCCTTGACAAGGTCAACAAGTTTATCTCTGTTCATAAATCCAACAAAGCTGAGAACAGCTGCGAGTGTAGTACCTCCAGCAATACCGAGTTCTGCTGCGTGTTCCTTGATCCATGACTCATCCTTACCCATTATCTTATCAAATAAAGTCTTCACTTTATCTGGGAAAGAATCGGCCTTCTCAACTGCTACACGAGCAGCCGGAACGATTTCACCATTCCATGCTTGTTTTACAAATACCCAAAGCTTCTTGAGCATATTTGGAATGAACATCAGTATCTTCATAAGGATACTGTCTTTCTTTGCGCCGGAATTTACATCACCTGAAGGATCACCTGACTGAACAGCACCATCTGCCTCTTGGTATATAGCGAACATGTCAAGTTCATTACCATTATAACTCTCAAGAATTACAGATGCTTTATCCATCTGATCTAAGAGAGAACAGAGGACCTCTATCTCGGATTCCTGAACTACTTCGTTCATAGAGTCAATAGAAGCAAGAACTTCATTGCGTGTAGTTGTGTTCATTAGATTCACTTTCCTTTCATATATAGAATATTAACTTTTCGTACGTATCACTTTACATCATTGATACGATACATGATATATGTTGCGATCAGACATATGTATGCTTTAACGATACTCTGATCGACCTTGTATTTGGTAGACAGTGTAGAGATAATCGGTTTACCGGCAATCGCACGATCAATTGCCGTTGGGAGATTTGTAATTCTCGATATGAACTTAGATGAATTCACATCTTCTATTGTATTATTCTCCTTGACAATGAATACGTAGAATATCGTGTCAATTATAACACCGATATCATCAGATTGAATTTGTTGTGCAAAATTGTACAACGAATCAACCTTAACGTTCTTCAGACGTGCAATGCCGATATACAGATTACCCTTATCTTTGTACAACTGGTCTCCACCATTGATTCTCCTTATGAGATTCTGTCGAATCTTAATAGTGTTATTCGTTTCAAGATACTCATCTGATGAATTAACGTCATCACCAATCAAGTTACCCTTATCCATGTTATCATAATACTGATTCGCCAGCAAGCGTAGGTTCTGTTGGAATGACGTTCTGACACGGTTCAAGAACTGGACGAGAACCGTTGCCGACATATTGAGATCCATTTTGGTACGCCAGAAACCATAAGCTGTTTCTATTGTACCACCTATCCAGTTTATAACATTTTCGGATTTTACCAGGTTCCATGAATTATCAAGGTTAAGATAAACATAAGCCATGGTAGATTCAATCGGATGTGGTGGATGGAAAAAATGATTGAAGACATTGTTGTACACTGAAAGACCCATTTGCTGTCTGGCTGAATCTCTCAGTTCGCGATGCTGAATCATATCAGCATATGTTAAAACGATTGAATGGATAACATTTGTTGGGTTAGCAACAATCGTTTGGAATGATGTTTTGTCATTAACAGACTTGAGAATCTGTTTGAGATTCTCTTTGAATGCTTTCTGTTCGAAACCGAACATGGCAAAAACATTATCAACATAAGCACGAGGGAATGACACAGGTTTGGTAGGAAATTCTTTTGACAACATCTCGGAATTAGCCTCAAGAAAATCATTACCATACTTGATATATTCCTTTCTGCTTTTGGGGTGTTCAAGAACTGCGATAATTGGATCAATTATCGTTGTACGGAGAGGAGTGTTTTCGGGTTCATGCAATGCAGCTTCCACAAAAACCATTGCTTCCTCCTCGGTAACAGATTCCTGGAGGAAAAACATGAATATCCCTCCTATCAGTTACGGTTCTTCTTCTTGTTCTTCTTAGAAGATTTGAAGTCGTTTGTCTTTTCCTCTGAAACTTCTTCCTCGGTAATCTCAGGAAGCTCTTCAGGTACTTCTTCTGTTTCAGTAACGTCTTCCTCTACAACAACAGGAACTTCAACCTTTGGCTCTTCCTCGGATATCTCTGGAGCTGGTGAGAAGTCTGTTTCAGTTACAGGAATTGATTCAACAACCGGTTCCTCAACCTTGGGTTCCTCGACAACAGGCTTTGTTTCTGCAGCCTTCTTTGTCTTCTTGGTTGTCTTCTTATCTGTGGCATTCTTCTTTGCTTCTGCATCCTTCTTAACATTGTCAACAGATGCATCAAAAGCAGCATCGATGTTTGCACGTGTTATAAGACCAACACCAACACCGAATACTCGGAATTCTCTGAAATTAAGAATTCTCATAATCTGTGGCTTATCCAGGTCTTTGTTATACACAGGAGCTAATACATTGATTCCCGGTATAACACCCTTACCAGTAATATTTACCTTCATAATTTTAATTCTCCTTTTCGTTAATTATTTGGGTTAGGTTCCATCGACGATACGCTTAACCTTTTCGACACTGTAATACGATTCAGATATGAGATCTGTTTTAATGCCCATAGCCATGAAATACATATCAGCAGCGAGTAATGTAGGTTTATCGTATGCATTTGTCTTTATATCAGACAATTTAACAGAACCATTCTCCGCGATGGCTGAAAGCATATTATCATATTCTTTCACATTATCGCCACGAGCACCGGATATCTCAGATAGAATAATATCTCCACCAACACCAGCAAGAACTTCGTTTTCGATACCTGTTGTTGTACCACCTTTGGATTCACCCTTAGCAGCACCTGTCATATCGTCACGATTATCATCGCTTAAAGCCAGACCTGTTTTCTTTGAAGCGAGCTGTTGAGTTCGTTTAATATTAAGCCATCCTACCAAAACCGGCTGTTTGGTCCTTATGGGTCGGTTCGGATTTGAAGACACATGTGGAAGATATACATACTCGAAAAGTTTTATCTTGAGGAAGTCTGCAGCTTTCTCAACATTTTCGAATTTAAGTGTTCTTGAACCATCGCCAAATTCTTCTATGTCAAGACGGAAGTTACTTTTCTCATCATTAAGAAAAGCATCTATCCATTGTGAGAATTTGAGATCATTCATTGTTTGAAACATCTTCCGATATTTGTTTGCATTTATACCGGTAGGATCCATAAGAAGAAGTGTCTTGTAGATTGTCTCTTCAATACGCTTTCGTTTTTCTGGTACAGTAGCCATTCCATTTCACCTACCTTTATATTGAAACTTTTCGTACGTATAAACGATTGAGTTTATCATACGATATACCAATTATAATATGAGACGAGTCATTACCATAACCCAGTCTCTCCGTACCAGTTAATTCAACTATCAATGCATCATATCCTTCTGCGGTTTTATCAAAACGAATATCAATGTCGATACCAATGACATCGATGATGTTACATTGATCAATTAACTTATTACGTATCTCACCAGGTATTTTTGGATCATCGGAATATTCATACAGATAAGACTCTATGTCTATACCGAGATCAGGAATGGATGGATACTGACCTGGCTTCATAAATAACAATGTCAAGATCGAGTTCACACCCAATTCAAACGTAGAGAGAACTCTTGGTTTGTACATTGAATCTGAATCAAATACGACATCGTAGTTTAATGTCTGGAATGATGGAGGGAATTTACCTCTTATCTCATCCAGTGTAATACCTTTTGTATCAAGAGCCATATCCATCACCACTTTCCGTAACAGCTACACCAGTCTTATTTACAAAATCACGAAGTGTCTGTTGTAAATCACGTGCAGCTTCTGGATCAAGTTTCTTTGACTGAGTCTTTGAATAAGGATTGTTAATATCTTCAATACCTTCATGCAGATTGACGATGTATTGTAGATACTCTCTTTCTGCTTTCTTGAGTTTTTGTCCTGAATTGAGAATTTGTTTTGCTACCTTGTATGATGTGAGTTCACGATCAAAATCCAAAGGATGTGGATCTTTGAGACCCTTGTTTATCTTTTGATCGAGGCGTCTCACTTCACTCATCTTTTCCGCATTCTTCTGATTCAGTTTTATCTGACGATTGAATGATGAAAGATGTACTGGTAGCTTGTACATACTTGCGAACAAATCACAGAAGTATTCTTCTTGAATACGAACAGAAACACTGAACAAAGAAAGAACCTTTTTCTTCAACATCGATAACGACATGATTGCGATACCAACTACACCACCAACCATGGCAGCCGTTGATCCAAATGCAAATCCCAGACCAGCAAGAAGAATACAACATGCTGCGGATACAACACGCATTCCTCTTTTGATAATAACCATATCCTTGACAAGTTTCATTCCTTTGATATACCTATCGATCTCTTCATCAGTATTTGTTCGATCAACGTTATTCTTTATATCGTTTTCAAACTTCTTTACAGCGCCAGAGTTATCTTGAATCTGAGATAATACGTACATTCTTCGAGCAACACGTTCTTCATCCATCTCAGCATCATTTATATTAAATGAAGATTTGAATTTGTTTATGAATGCAGATACATGTGCTTTTATTGAATCAAGCGAAACAGCATTCTTCATATTAGCAACAGTCGTATTGATTTCATCATGAAGCTTTTTATTACGAATGCCGATCATATGTACGATGTTATGGTAAATCTCATGTAACAAAACAGCTGTCAATGATTGACCAAACAATTTCTTGTTTGCAGGAACCATTGTCAACAATTGTTTCATGTTGAGATTTATCGTAATTGATAAACCACCAAGCTGGAATCCTTTAGAACGAGACACCGTTAGATTTCCTGGGTTTGTAGGAAAGTTAGAAATGATTGTTCCAGTACCTGTCTTCTGACTTATATAAATAGAAAACTTACAATCGAATTGTTGTTGTAATTCCTGAAAACCTTTCTCCAAATATCCATTAGGGTTACGAAACATCGTTTCTATCTGATGAATTAATTGAGGAGAGTATTCTATTTCTGGAGCAAACGTACCCTTGATACTCAATTCGCCACGTTCTTGTTTTGCTTTGACTTCATCGAAGTTTGTTGTGTCGAAAGGTATTTCTGCATAAGCTTTATTGAAATATTTGATGGCTTTCAAGATATGTTTATTGTCGAACTTAAACACATCAAGCTCTGGAGAAGAAGCAGGATTTGAATAACCTTCCTGAAAACATTCATACATTGGCAACAAATCAAGTTCGTCTAAGAATTCCATGATTGCTTGTTGTTTAACGTACATCATGTCAATTGAATTCGTTACCAGTTCAATTGACTCAGTAACATATTCATTTATAAATGTAAGATCCAAAATAAAACACCTCCTTTATTCAGGTTTATTGTTATCGGACATAACATATACTCGATCGAATTCTTCATAATTCTTATCGACTATTTTTATATAATGAATACCTGTCTTCTGAGTTTCGTACTTAAGACGAGCATCCTTTAAATATTCGATTTCACGAGAATGTTCCATTCGAGGATGTGTATTGTCAGATTCTTTGATTTCTACTTCCAATGACAAAGATGGAATGTAGAAGTCTGGTATATAGAGATGGGTTGATCCATCCTTCCATTTGTACCAGTAATTATTTGGTGATGGGCATATGACATCATTTGGGGACCAGTCCAATGATTTTAAATGATTCAAGAAATCTTCTTCATATGAACCAATGATTCTGAAAGTATGTTTATCATCCCAAACAAAATCTCTTGCTTGAGCATGGTTAAAAATCATCTTACGTTGCATATCTGCATTATTTAACAAATGAGGTACTCCATACTTATCAACCATTCTTTTATTATGGAAATCATTTGCATATGCTGTCTTACAAGCATCAGAACAATAACGTTCATATTTGAGAGTCTCTTTATTGAAATGAACTGGATTCTTATGACATTGAACACATAAACGACCTGTTGGTTTTCCAACAAGTAATGAGTATGCCCACTCTAATGCTTCACAATCATCTGGTACCTGGTCATTGTGCATTCGTTGTATGTGTTTGCAGAATCTATGTTTGTCATTAAATATCTTCGGACAAAAAGGACAACGTGTATTTCTCAATACCAACACTCCTTTCTTTTATATTATACTTATTATAAGTATTTTAGCTTTCGGTTCCAGTATGGAAAAATCAAAAAAAAAATAACCCGCATGAGCGGGTTATTTCTCTCTATTTAGTTCTCCTCGACTTTTACGTCAACGACATCTTCGTCTTCATTTACGAGGTCATCAATGACCTCGTTAACACCATCGCGAACTTCCTTGATGGTCTTAACTGCTACTACTCCACCGACGATTGTGGAAACTACTCTAAATGCGAAAGTTCCTGCTGTTATATAAACAGCAACAGCAGTGAGGTTGGGATGCTTCTTTTCAGCCTTAACGAGCTTCTTTGTGAACTTCTTTGTTGCCTTTTTGATGTTCTTATTCATGGTATTCTCCAGCCCATTACCTGCATCGGGCCACTTGCAGGAATTTTTTATTTCAGAAGATAAGAGGTGAAAGCTCACTTTCTTTTCTTCTTCACAATAATAATATATATGTGAAAAAGTGAAATAATAGGAATTGTGTACCATTAAATCCGGTAGCATAGAAAATTATCGCAATATATAAGATGTTCGTAAACGGAATGATAATTCCCTGAGAATAAAGGGGTTAAAATATTTTAATGAAAAGGAGATTTGACATGGCTACTAAAAAAGCTCTTGTAGTAGTGGATTCGCAGTCTGGATCATCAAAGAAGTTTTCTTTCAGTGATTCTTTCAATAAATCATTTGATGCACTGATCGACGTATATGCGGATTCATTGACAGCACTTAATAAGGCTGCAACTGGTAAAGCTCTCAAATCCGAGTACGGCGTTTGTAGCTGTACTTATAAGCTTAGATACGTTACTCCGAATGATGTGTCAACATACGTATCAAATCTTATTAAAGGACTTGAGAAAGGAATCTTCCATGACAGAATTGCTGATGTTGAACTGTTTACAGTTGCATCAGTAAAGCGTTTCATTGAGGATAATAAGTGTCCTGCATTTGAAACTTCTGCTGTATTGGATGATGCACATAATTACGTAAACCCAAAGGAATGCACTCTCCAGGATCTTGCACATATTTGTGAAAATGATATCGGAGAAGTTGCTCTCTACTCACACGGAGAGATGGTTAAGAGAATCGAGTATGCAAAGGATGATATCAAGAAGCTGAATGATATGCACTTTACAGCAAACATGAAGAAAATCGTTAAGGCTCTTCCTGATGTCCTCCAGAAGAGCAGAACCATGATAATCGAGAATAGTTCCTACAGACTTACATTTGGAACATTCCTCGAGGAATTCCTTCTGTTTGTATGTACACTCAATACCATTGCTGCTCTTCAGCTGCTTGGTTACATAAAGCCATCAGTTGATTACACTGTTAAGAAGAAGGATGAAAATTCAGAAGATCTTGTTACTGAATGCTGTCTCGTAAATACGACAACATACATGGTTCGTAACAGATTGCCTTTCAATTGTAATATGAGAGACATAGCTCTTCAGGATGTTACACCTGACTTCAAGGATACACATGATGCAATGCATTTCATCATGAAGGATCCTCGTTCACCAATCGGATTCCTCGTTGGTAAGTATGCTGACGATAATGTGTCTCCGTACGACGCCTCTTTCATCGCAAAGATGTTTATTGGTATGAATCATGATTTCGATCATGGTGAGTATTACAAGAGAAATGCCGACAGAGCAGATGCAACTCCTCGTGAGAATGACTGCTTCAAAACAAATGTAGATTGGCTTGATACAATCGCATTCGGTAATAATTATCTTGATGGAAACTATCGTCGTGATGCAATGGGTAATAACAAGGTTCATCCAATAACAAATGCATTGGATATGTTGTATCGTGTATACGGCGGATGTGATCTCAAGACAAACAAAGATCTTGCAAACAACCTCATTCGTGTTGCTGGAGCAATGAAGAGTATTATCAATAATTACAGGGATGGAAATCCAATCGAGAATTATGATATCACAAAGGACATACTCGTATTACTCGGTGAGATCATGACAAGAAACATGCTCAGACTGTATTACAATAATACACGAGTATTCACATACGATGACAATATGCCCGATGCCGCTGCACCAGGATTCGTATGCATGGAATCATTTATCATGGAAGCTGATGCTCCTGCAAACAATAATAATCAGAATAATAAGTCTGGTGTTACATTCACAAATGCTCAGGGTCAGCAGCTGAATGGTAATAATAATAACAAACAGCAAGGAGCTGTTTCTAATACAATAAGCAAACTTCTTGACTGGATTAAAAATCAGCTTGCTAAATTCTCAGGTAACTTCGAAAAGAAGTACAAACAGTACATCGATGAAGTTACTAAGAATGACCAGATCAATCAGGGTGTCAGCAAGGCAATAGCTGATGGAACATTTGTTCCTAACTTGACAAATATTCCAATGTATGGTATTGATACCAAAGATGCATCTCGTTTCACTAAGGGTATGTCAAAGAATGATGTACTTAATCTTTTGAATCCTTCAAACGAGTTCAATGCAACAAACGAGTCCTTCAGACTTCTCGGTATTGATAATAACACAGCTGCTGCAATCCAGAAGAACGCTAATGCTACTACAACAAACGATCCTAAGAAAAATGCATCACAGTTAACTGATGCAATCGTTAATTACTTCCTTACAGGAACAGCTGAACCTATTAAGAACTTCTCAGGAAAGATGGAACAGAAGGAATGGGATAAGCTTGTAAACGATCTCAAGAGTTGCACGGAATTTGTTAAGAAAGCTTCAGAAGGTCTCGCAAAGACTGCTGAAGAAGCCGGTCAGGCTGTCAAGGAAAAAATGGCTGAAGCACAGCAGTCAAACAACGATGCTCTGAAGAAACGTTGTGACGAAGTATCAAAGATGGTTGAAACTGTTTCAAGCATTTACGACAGACAGATACTTGTGTCTATCGGTTCTAAATTTTTCGCAAGCAGATATTCTCTCTACAGAGATATCGTTATAGGCTACAAGCAGCAGAATAATACACAACAACAGCCTGCTGCAAATACTACAAATAATACAAATGCTGAACAGACTCAGGCTCCCGCAAACAACGGTGGACCTGCGCCTATAAATGCATGATGAAAGGAGGTCATATTATATGAAAACTATACAGGAAGCTTTGGGAATAGATTCAACACCTGGTACAAGTCAGCCATCTACTACAGCAACATCCATCCAGACAAATCAGCCAACACCTTCAACACCATCAAATGATGCTGTTGTTAAGGCAAAAGCAAATGCAGTACAGCAGAAGGTTGAGAAAGCCGTATCTGAATCTGCAGATCTTATAGCTGCACTTGAATGTGTTGGTGCAATGTACGGTATTCCATCAACAAACATAATTGCAGATCCCAATGCTACAGGAATAAGAATCCAGAACGATAATATCATTGCTCCTCCTATAGAAGCTAAGAATCAGACTAAGCCAATCATTCAGGCTGTTGGAGGTGTTCTTGATTACATCTCTCAGAGAATCGATGATAAGCTCAATGACTACCAGATGGGAAACATTGACCAGGGTCGTATCGATACTGCTATAAAGAATGCTAATCCTGCAAAGGGTAAGTGCATTGGTAGATATGAGGATGACGAAGGTGGAGAGATACTGGCATATGATACTGGTTTAGTTGATATGCCCAATACACCTGCTGCAATAGCAAAAGTGGAAGAACTCCGTGCTTCTAATACAATTCCTACATATGTCCCAGGAGGCAGTAGTGCTCCGCAAGAATACTTCAACGACGAGGATGAAGAAGCAATTGATATGGATGCATCAGCAGATGATGTTGCAGGTGATGTTACTTCAAATGCTGAAGTAAATGATATCGCTGAGAATATCCAGGAATCTGCATATCATGTCAATATGTGTTCAAAGATGGGCAATACAACTCACCTCGGTTATGATCTTCTTCGTAAACACGGCTTTGACTTTGTTAAGCCAATAGATTCTATTGTGATGGAATCTAAGACAGAAGATGATGACAAGAAGAAAAAGGTTCGTACATCTGATATCAAATATATGAAATTTGATAACAAGGCTATTCTCAAAGCAGTTGATTACTTCAACGCTGCTCGTGAAAATCAGGAGAATGCCAGGCAGATGAACCTCACCGAGTTTGTTCATGATCCTAACTTTGAGAAAGCAATTGACTGTCTGAACAAACAGTTTGATTGCAGAATCAATCTTAGATTCATCCAGACAAAACCAGGTAGATATGAGAATGCGGCAACGCAGACTTTCAATGATATAAAGAAGAAGATGACTATATCAAAATCTAAGGGATTCCAGCTTGGAGGTCTTCCTATAGATATATTCATATACAACCATTATCTCGAGAGCTCTGCTCCTAATGATATAGAGCTTTTCGGTCAGAACATGGTTTCTACATTATGTCATGAAATATTCCACAACATTGCATCTGTTCTCAGACATGCTAATGCGACAGCAGGTATGTCTCTTGCAATGACCCTGAATCTTGCAGCTGCTGCAAAGACTCCTGAGGAGAAGCGTGTTATCATAACAAACTATGTTGACACAATTGATGAATTGTCTGGTAATAATTTGATCAATAAGGCAGCAAAGAAGAGAATGGTTAAACAGCTCACAACTCTTGCTGCAGTTGATGGTAATCCAAAGGCAATGAGAACTGTAGGAGATGCAGACAAGTATGCTGATCAGATGATCAAAGCTTACAAGAAAGCTATTAGTAAAGCAACACCATCAAAGGCTAAGTATGTATTCCCTGCAGTAATAACTGCGGCCGGTGTACTTACAGCTTGTCTCGGTGGTAGTGGTATTGCTCTCTTTGGCGGTTTTGCAGCTGGTGTCGGCGCTATAATGGGTATCGGCATGCTTACGATAGACCTCGATGAAATAGTGATGATGAAGAAATACGGTAGTGCAAAACTTTATGAAGAGTATTACTGTGATCTCTTCGCAGCAATGTACAAGCTTCCTAAGTTCTTCTTCGTAGGCCCTTCAAAGAATAAGTATGTTGCTAATGACTTCTCAACTGATAAGCTGACAGAACTGGCAAAACTTGAAGGAGAGTTCTCCAAAGCAATCTATTCAAGATATCCAACAGATCTTGAAAGAACACATGCAGGTGTTAAGGTTGCTAAACAGCTTCTTGAACAGAAGAATCTTGAACCACAGGTCAAGAAATATTGTCAGTGGATTGTGGATAACTTCTCAAATATTAACCATGCAAACATTGACACAATTTACAACAAAACTACATTTGATCCCAAGGAAGCAGAGAATCTTGATAAACACCTTGAGGATATAATCAAGGATAACAATGTAACTCTTACTGAGTCATTCCAACAGTGGATCAATAATAACGAAGAAATATTCTAATGAGGAGGTGCTGTAAATGAATGAAGAAATTCGTGATGAGGTTTTAAGTTCTTTAGACCTCATAAACGAAAGTGTTGATCAATCCATTCTGGCTGTGTTCTGTTCTGTCATTCAGGAATATGAAAAGATTTCCGTAATGATGGATAATACAGAAGATGATTATTACATCTACCAGGAAGGACAGGTATGGGATACAGCTACCGGTAAAGGTAAAGTTGAAAATGGATTAATGAAATTAATCGCATTCATACCACGTCTCTTCCAGGGAATCTTCAATGCAATAACTTCCTTGTTCAAAAAGAATAACGAGGCTGATATTGCTAAAAATTCTGAACTTGCAAAGAATGTTATTGCTTCAGCAAATGCACAACAACTGGCATCGGCTTCTGGAATGGTTGAGCAAGCAACTGAAGACAATCTCGGTTTTGATCCAAACAAGAAAGAGTTTGTGCTCAAGCGTGGTCTGAAGCACATAAGAAACTCAATATATATCATATTATCATTCCCATCTTTATTCAGTAAATTCATAACAAGACTTAAGGGTGGTGAAACACAATATGATGCCATGGTAAAAGAACTTGCAGACGTCCTCAGGGGAAAGAAAGACATTGATTCAGAAACTTTCTATTGCTCAGTCGATACATTACATGAACTCTACACAGATGGCTACAAAGCATCAATGGGTGTTCGTGGTCTCACATCTGAACTCTCAATGCTTCTTGAGAAGAAGATGAGAGAAGATTTCGAAAATGGTAAGAATGTCGAAAAGCAGGCTTCTGCAAAGAAACTCCTCGACGAAATATCCAACAGTTCAAAACATATCATGAGTGTGACCTTTGGTCTTAATATCATTTCAAAAGCATTATATGTCTTCGGTGGTCCTTTGTATCGTAAGTTCAAGAAGGGTGAAATCACTGAGGAAGATATCGAGCTTCAGAACGACAGCCAGGAAACTCGAGAGATGAAGAACAAGCTTAAATCTCTCAAGCAGCAGTATAAGACTGCAAAGGCTGACAAGAAGAATGCTGATAAGAAGCGTGAAGAGATTCTTGATCTTGAAGAAAAAATCAAGTATATGCAACAAAGAATCGATGAGATGGATATCAATGTCGATGTTGCCAAGAATTCTGATGAACGCGGCGACGTTCTTTGGAACCAGAAAGATAGCTCGGGTAAGAAGAGACATGCTCTTGCAGATAAGGGTCTTTTCGGAGGAGATAAAGAGACAAGATCTGATCTCAGCAGAAAAGAGAAGAAAGAAATGAATAAGGCTGTTCCAAAGAAAAAGAAAGCCTGATCATCAACACAACTGGGTGGATTGAAATATATCCACCCAATATAATTTAAGATAGGAGGTTTTTATTTTGATTCGTGACGAAGTTTTAAAGTCCATTGACTCTATAGACGAATCTTGTATAGATTCAGAGATGGCCGTTATGGAAGCCATGATAGCTGATTTTGAAAAATATTCAATGATCATGGAAAACTATGATGGTGATGTCGATCAATATGATTCAATATTCCAAGAAGGAAAAGTACTTGATAAGGTAAAGAAAGAGGGTAAGAAAGACAGTAACAAACTTGTTACTGTTTTAATGTTTATACCTCGTCTTATCAAAGCCCTTGTTGATGTCCTCAAGAAAAAGTTTAAGGACGCTGATATTGGTGACAAGATCAAGGAAGCCGGCAAGAAACTTAACAAAGAAAAAGACAAAGAGGCCAAGGTCAAAGAAATTAATAATGAATTCGATGGTAAGGCTGAATGTTATATTGATGAAAAGACAGGCAAGATAAAGTTCAAGAAGGATACAAAAAGTGTTATTGCAACAGCATCATACCTCATGGTCCTCACAAATTCTACTCTGAATTTATATCACAGAATTGAGAAAGAATTTGATTATGAGAATCCTTCAAAGATTCGTTCATTTATCGACGATATCGATAAACTTATACACGGCAACAAAGATGTCACAACAAGTGACATATTCGAGGGAGGTTTTGAAGCATTGGGTGATGCTTTGAAACACATTACGTCTCTTACGGGAGAACTCACACTCATCTCTGGTGGTGTTGAGAAAATGGCTGAAAAGCTTAGGATGCGTGACATGGCCAAGGATAAAGAAAATCCGAAGGTACAAGAAGCTCTTAAGAATACAACAGAACTCACCGGAAAGATGACAAAGCTTAATGCAATTATCACAGGAGCTGTTGGTTCAGTTTCAGTATTCGTTGATTTTGCAAAGAACATATTCAATCTCGGTGGTGCTGTAAAAGAAACAGCAAAACAATCAGAAGAAGATACTCTCGAAGCAGTTGACACATACATTACAGACGAAATTAGAAAGAATAATCCTCAGAAGAATGGTGAATCTGATGAAGATTATCTCCAGCGTCTCAGACGTGAAGCTATCAAGAATGTTTCTGATAAAGAAATCCGTGGCAAGATGAAGGATATCAAGAAGAAACATAAAGAAGATGCTAAGGCTGAATATAAACGTGAGAAAGAGGAAGCTCGTAAGGGCGGCTCTGACAACGATAGTAAGGAGGATGATGAATAATGGACGACAAGGAGAAAGAGATCACATTGGAAGAAGAAACAAACAAGGAACTCTCCAACGGTAAAGGAGAGGACGAATAATTCATTGAGGAGGTATTGTTATGGCATATAATAATTCTCCATTGGCTACTTACACAAGAATTTCACCCAACAGAAATTCACCTCGTAATCAGCCTATAACAAAAATAACTGTTCATCATATGGCAGGCATAATGTCGGTTGAACAGTTCGGTGCTCTCGTTGCTAATCCTGGTAGACAGATGTCTTCAAACTATGCGATTGGTAATGATGGTCGTATAGGTTTATTCTGTCCAGAACAGGATAGATCATGGTGTTCTAATTCACCATGGAACGATAACCGTGCTATCACCATTGAAGTATCAAACTCTGCATATGGTGACGCTTCAGGTTGGCCTATTGGAACAGCCGCATACAATTCACTCATAAAGCTTTGTGCTGATATATGCAAGAGAAACGGCATTAAGAAGTTATACTTCACAGGAAACTCAGACGGTTCTCTCACATATCATTACATGTTCAATGCAACAGGTTGTCCCGGACCTTGGATGAAAGCGCATACTCAGGATCTGTGTGATAAGGTAAATGCTTTACTGAATTCATCAACAGAACAAGCTGCTCCAAAGGTTGAAGGAAAGATCGTTACACTTGCAGCTGGAACAAACATCTATGATGCTCCCGGTGGTAAACGTGTTGGTGATATATCTGTATCAAACAAGTTTACAATCGTTGAGGAAAAGACTGTTGGTGATACCAAGTATGGTAAACTCAAGAGTGGTGCGGGATGGGTTATACTCGAAATAACCAAACCAACAACCAACACAACATTCAAAGTTGGTGATTTGGTTAAGATCAATTCTAATGCAGTATATTACAACGGAGGCGGAATACCTGAATGGGTAAAACGTGAAAACTGGTATATTTCTACGATATCAAACGACAGAGCAGTTCTTGGTCTTAATGAAGCTAAGAACAGAAATATCCAGTCTCCAATAAATACCAAGTATTTGACACTGGTTTCTGCTGCTGAAGAGAAGTCTAATAAGCCAGAACCATTCAAAGAATATAGAGTATCTTTGAAGTCAACAGATCTCGTGTTTATTACTGCTGGTGGTGCTACAAATGGTACCGTTGGTGCAACAGGTGTATTCACAATAGTGGAAGACAAAGTAATCAACGGTGTTACATACGGCAAACTCAAGAGTGGCCTTGGTTGGGTTGTTACTAAGACACCTGATGTCAAGAAGGGTGATAAAGTAAAGATTATCAATCCTATAGTATACGGCACAAACAAGAAGTTCACTCAGTTTGTATCAACATACTGGGTTCTTGAAGTAAAGGGTGACAGGGTTGTTATATCTTCAGATGGTAAGAATGTAACAACAGCAATCTCCAAATCAAATATTAGAAAAGTATGATTATTTTGGGGAGCATATGCTCCCCAAATATTTAAATAAGCAGGTGATTTTATGAATGACACAATAAACAATATATACGATGTTATCACCGAAGCATCGCTTGATGTATTTGAAGCAATCAACAATTATGAGAATAAACAACAATTCATTCAAGATGTTCATGATGATAGAATGATAACAGAATCATTCTTCAATGAATTGATTGAATCTACTCAATCTATATTTACTGAAGCAGCAACAGGTAATGCTCCTGTTGAAAATGAATATAGAACATACAGATTCGATTTTCTTAATCATAAACAATCTGGTGCTGATAACAACCTCAGAATTGCCGAACTCATAATCGGTGCATTCGAAGCATCTCAAAAAGCAAAGGAAGCAAAAGGTGAACCATGTAATCCGTTGAATGATCTATTGAAACATAGAACAAATATAATCCAGCAGATTATCAATAGATTATATGATGGAAAGAGTATTGCTATTGCTCGTTTATGTAAAATAATCGATAAATATAATAGCAGTAAATCTTGCTTTGTTAGAATAAATCGTATAGCCGGTTATAATGTAGCACAGAGAGCAACCGGTGATACTGGTAATAATTTCATACATGCGGAATTTAGCATGAAATTGCCAAAACGAGTTTTAACAAAGCAGGAATATGAGATATGTAAATATATCAAAAAAATCAAGGCATTAAAGAAAGAGCAGAATGAGATCCGAAAAACAAATGGAACGAAGGATGAACGTTTTCTTTCTTTAGCAGAAGAGATAGCTAAGATGCATGAAAATGCACCATACGGTTTCAATACAAAAAATGATACAGAAGTAAACAACATACTCAATGAAACATGCTTTACATCAAAAGAACAAGATAAAGTTCTTGTTGACTATAATTTCGCATTCCATCTTAATAAGATAAAAGATGTGGATGCTGATGTTGCAAAAGCAATAGACTATGTAAACACAAAAGCAAATCAATCAAATGATTTTAACGCTGATGAAGGTAATAATAAACCCCAAATAACAGCCTTGGGAAAACAATTCGGTTTATGTTAAAAAAATACACAGGGCTTAGTTGCCCTGTGTATCCTTCTTTTTATTTTCTTCATCGACAAGATACTGTTCGGGTATCAAGTCTGTTACGTCCGCCGTATCTTGATTATATTGATACGGTTCGGTGATCTCATTAGTTTCTTCTCCAATTTTGACATCTTCCAGTTCGTCTTCAATGGTTTCATCGTCGTCATCAAAGATGAGGTCATCATCTTGTTGATCCCACGGGATTTTGAATATATCTTTATTATTCATATCAATCCTTCTTTCTACAAAATATTATATTGGGGGCTCAAGGCCCCCGACTTACTTGTTACTTAATTTCCTGCTGATCCAATGAATCGGTGTTGCCATGAGTGCTAACGTTAATAATACCACAAACATTGGCAGCATGTAGATGATTGAGATGATTCCGGCAAGTTTACCATTTATCGTAATGGGCTACAAGGATGATGAAAATCGCAAGAATCATTAAACAAATCAGTGTGTTTGTTAACATACAATTCCTCCTTTAAAGCAAGAGAAAAGAATAAGCGTATTCTTATTCTTTTCTCATATTAATAATATATATTTAGAGGTATCATATTTTTGCCATTATTCTCTGGGTTTCTCTTTCTGTATCTCTGTTCCAGAGAACAAAAATTATCGCGGAGTTTCTCCGGAATAATATTTTTATAATAAAAAAGATAAAATCAAAACAGTAATATTGAGGGAACCTCATAAATTTGGTTCCCTCAAACTCCCTCCAGATTCGAATTGAATAAATTAAGATCTCACTTCGTTCGATCACAATTTATTCATTCTCTAAATAGATATATTATTCTTTCGAAAAGGAGGTACTGTAAACAAAATCATTTCTCAAATTAACCAAAGGAGGAATATCATAAGTGAAACCAAAAGAATTGGATTATCCTGAAGGTAGTATACTTTTCGATGTCAGGTATTATCGTAAACCTGAGTGTTTTGAAGTTGTCTATCTTGATCCAATAACACATCAGCTTGAGGTTAAATATGAAGAAGCTATAGTAGATATCTGGTTTCTCAAAGAAGAATATCGTACTAACACATATCAAATCTCTCAAGCTGAAATGGATAAGTGTTATCCAGTCTATTGCAAAGTATCTCAAATACCTTTAGCAATAGCTCAAAACATAGGAGGTGAATGGAAGAAATACTTTGATGAAAATTCAAAGACTAAGTCTACACATGATTTAGCAGAATATATGTGTAGATGTCCTTGGGTATTTAAAGCAGATTTTGTACCGGATGTATATTTCAGACTCCGGTGGTTACAGAAGTATGGTGACCAGATTGATGTATCTCAAGTCACATATGGTTTCCTTGATATAGAGATCGATGTAATAGATAAGACTGTTGATCCAAAGGATATCACTGATGTAACTCAACCAGTTAATGCGGTCACAATCATATTACCACATAAGAAAATCTGTGCGGTCTTAGTATTAGGACCAAGACCAAAACACAAGATACATCCTAAGTTCCATATGTTATTGGATAAACAGAAAGTGGAATTTGATTGGATGGTTGATCATCAAGAAGAATTCAAACGGATGATAGTTGAGGAAGATGAAGATAATAAAAAGTATCTTGAAGGATTTGATATCCGATTACATATCTTCGACTTCAATGATGAGATTAAATTGATTAAGACAGTATTTGATTATATCAACAAATATCGTCCTATGTTTATGACATCTTGGAATGCCAAGTTTGATGATAACTATTTGATGAATCGTATCTCATATCTTGGTTATGACCCAAGGGACTTCATGATTCCAAAAGAATTCAAAACAGATCATTTATATTATTCTGAGGATAAGTCAAATAACTTCTCATTGAAGAACTCTCGTGATTGGTTCCATACATCAACTTACGCAGTTTATATTTGTCAAATGAGACTGTTTGCTATGATAAGAAAATCACAAGCAGAACGTAGAAGTTATGGATTGTCATCAGTTGGTAAAGATCTTGCAGGAATAGATAAGTTGACACAAACTAAATCTGGATCCTTCAGACAGTTTGCTTACACAGACTTTTTGAAGTTCATATTATATAACGTCAGAGACGTTGTTGTGCAGTTCGCTATTGAGTTGGCGGCTGCTGATTTCCAGTCACTGGTTGGTCGTTCTTATATGTTCGCAACCCAATATTCAAAGTGTTTCCGGGAAACACATATCGTACGTAACATTCGTGAATTTATCTTTGAAGATGAAGGTTATGTTCAGGCATGTAAACTTATAATTGACCCCAATCTTGACACATCATTCAAGGGTGCGTTTGTTGCTCCTACTATTCATAATGCGCCAACCGGACAAATATTGAATGGTAAGAAGATAAACAACATAATGTTTGGTGTACTTGATGCTGACGCTGCTTCATATTATCCATCAACAAAGATGGGTATGAATATGGACCCAATGTCATTGTTGTTTAAGTGTAAAATAAACAACCAAGTATTCACAAGCAACCAATGTGTTAATCACTCATTCAATCAAGAATACCTGTGGTATGATTCTAAGAACAAACCACATGATGAAGATATGACAGGTCCTATAATAAACTCATATAAGAATGGAAATGAGTTGTCCTTAATGTCTAACTGGTTTGGTGAACCAACAATCTCAGAGATATTTGAAGAATTGGATGCAAGATTGTCAACCATTTCAAACTAAAGGAGGAATATAAATGGCAAAGAACAAATATGGAGATGAGAATATCCCGGACGTTGATCTTGGACCTCTGGCCATGAGGTACATGTGTCTGTTCGGCGTTAATATCAATCTCCAGAGAGCTATTCCTATGGTACAGGATGGACTTAAACCTGTACAAAGAAGATTCCTGTATCAGATGTACATGTTCCACAGAACATCAAAGGTTCGCGTAAATGTAATCATGGGTGATCTCATGAAGTTACATCCTCACGGTGACCAGGGTCTTGGTGACACAATCGCAAGAATGTGTCAACCATTTACAAATAACATCCCACTGGTGGAAGCAACAGGTAATGCAGGTAACGTAACATCTGGCGATGATGCTGCTGCACCAAGATATCTGGATATCTATTTACCTAAGTTTACATTGGATGCATTATTTGATGAATTCGATGGAAAAGTATCTATGAAACCATCATATGATGATACATCTACAGAACCTTTCTGTCTTCCTGCAAAGTTTCCATTGATTCTTGTCAATGGTACTGCGGGTATTGGATATACATTATCGTCAGAGGTTCCACCATTCAATCTGTCCGAGGTTGCTGATGCAACTATCAAGTTATTGAAGAATCCTGATGCCAAGATAAAGCTTGTACCGGATTTACCTACGGGATGTGATATCATTGTAATAAATGATGACACATTTGTTATGCAGTCTTCATTTGAACTTGATATGGCAAACTATGTAATCACTATTAAGAATACTCCATATCTTAAGTATCTGGAAAAGATTGATAATGATTTACGTGCTCTTCAGGAAAGTCCAAACAAGATACCCGAGATATTATCTGCTGAAGATGAATCTGAATTATTGGAAAATGATTTCAGATATGTCATTCGTTGTTCTCCATGTAATCTGTATAAGATACTCGATACATTGTTCAAACGAGTTTCAGGATTCCGTGATGGTATATCAACAAGAAACATGGTTGTTGTAGACACAGACTTCATGACAAAGAAGTTTAATACACGACAGATATTATCATCATGGATTCAGTTCCGTTTAGAATATAAACGAGGATGGTTCCTGAGAGAACTTGTTGAGAAGACTCATAGATTCGATATGCTTAAAGGTGTACTGTTTATGTTGTCTCCAAAGAATCTTGATAAGACAATCAAAACCGTTAGAGCATGTAAATCAAAAGAAGATATAATCCCAGCACTTGTGAAATTATACGATGGAGAAGTAACCACATCTCAAGCAAACTATGTTGCTGAGAAGAGATTATGGGAACTCAATTCATCAACACACAAGAAAGTCCAGGAGGAAATGGACCAGATCAACGAAGAGATAGTTTACATAAGAGAAATCGTTAATGATCCTAATAAGATAAAAGATGTCATAATAGGAGAAATTAAAGATATCAAAGATAAATACGGTTGTCCTCGTAGATCCAAGATACTCAATCTTGGTAAATCTGACAATGTTAATATTGGTATTGTACAGATACTTCTCGATGGTGGAATCGTATTTGCTGAAACAGAAAACCCAGAACATCTGGCATCTGATGTAACTCCTGTGACTGGTGATGAGGTTTGTCTTATAGATGAATTCGGTGGATTTCTTAAGGTTAATACACATAAGGTTCCTCATGATAAACCGATGACACTCACATCAATCGGTAAGAATGTTATGGGCAAATGTGTGGCTGCTGTATCTAACCAGAGCAATAACATTATCATGCTTACCAACAAGGGACGTATAAAGTATATGCCAATATCCAGAATACCTTCTAATGCAACAAGAAAACCATTGATTCCGTTAGGATCAGATGAATATATTGTGACTGTATTAGAGGTACCTGATAAAACAGCATCTGATATACTCATATACACAAACGACGGACTTGGTAAACGAATCCAGACTAAGGACCTCAATAAGGTTACATCAGTTGATTCTGTTGGTCAGTTCATTCTCTCGGGATATGAGGTGTCTGGTATGTTCTGTATTAATTCTAAGAAGCCGTATTTAGTCTATGTTACCAGACTCGGTCGTATTAGACTTAATCATTCCAAGTTCCTTATAACAGGAAAGAAGTTTGCAGATCCTAAACCGATAATAACATTATCACCTCAGGATGATCTTATAGCAGTATTCTGTGTCGATAAGGATCAGACTATTGTACTGAATCATGCAGACACAAGAACATCAACAATTCATGTTGATACATTACCTATATCAACAATGTCAATACCTCCTGAGAGACCTAAGCACGTTCCTGCCATCAAGGTAATCAGAGCGACATTATCATGATAATTTATATCCCGGGGGACAACCCCGGGATATATTAAATTATTTATAAGGAGAGATTTTAAATGCCTAACGAAAATGATTTTCTTATTACTGATACGGAGGATTTCGTATATGCTTTGGCAGACGAGTTTGCCAAAAATTTCAACAAGAAATTGAATGAATACAAAGATATCATTCCGCCCAGAATCAGAAAGAAAATAAACGTTCATATTATTTCAGATTTAACACACTGCATATCTCAGTGGACACGTACCGCATCAAAAGATGCGGCCATCAGACGTGATGAGTTAATAGATCATGTTACGAAGTTCCAGGAGAAATGGACACGAAGAAATGCAGTAACATGTACAGAATGGCATGTTGATAAGGAGGGTATCATCCATATAGACAGAATCGATGTATTGATAAAACTCGATTCAATACGAGCTCAAATTATTTCTCACATGGGTGAGCTTCCTGTTATCATAAATGAATTATTAAATGTAACTCCGTGTCATGAAGCAGGTCATGTAATTGATCATATTCAGCTCATGGAAGGAGCTAATTATGAGGAATATGAGAAGAACATAAATAAACCTGACAACGACGCATATGATGAATATTATAAATGGAGAAAAGAATTCGAGAAAACTCTTGATGAAAAAGACCGTATCGACGTAGAGGGTCGTAAGTTAATTTCACAAAAGTATTATCAGTGTCCAGCAGAGGCACGTGCTGATATACTTGGTGGTATTGATCGTGAGAAAGAGTTGAATACCATATACAGTAATATGCCTCAGAAAGGCCGTGTCGAAATCAGAAGCTTGAGTTTCGATGACAAAGAATTCAAGAGAGTGTATAAAGAATACAAAGAGCGTCAGAATCAAGAAAACTCATAAGTACAGTTCAAATAAAACACTGTATTTGAGAGGAGGTGATTACCAATGTCCGAAAGTTTCTTAGTAACAATTAAGGCAACATCGATAACTGTTTATCCTGGTGAGAAAGCATCATATATGTTGGAGCCACTATTGAACATGTTAACATATGAAGATGAATTTGCTGAAACAGAGAAAACTCTGGGTTTCTTATATGACTCTGATACGGATATATTATATCTGCACAAAGGAGTAGATATTAATTATCTTAAGAGATTATTAATAAACATAGAAGTTGTAAGTGACCTATATCATCCTTATAGAGAAATGAATTTTGAATACGAAGAAATCATTGCTCCTCGTGATGAAGATCAGGTTGACGTTATAAACTTCATTGCTGGTTTGAATCATCATTCAAACAATGTAGATCAATCTCAATTGTTTCTGGTAAAGAAACCGGGCTTTGGGTAAGACGTATTGCTCCGGTGTTGGATTGTGTAAGTATAAAGCTAAGACATTGATAATCATGCACCGAGATTCTTTGAGAAAACAATGGTTGAATTCATTGTATAACATGTCTGGATTGTCATCAAAATATGTTCATGAAATAGCAACGTCAGAAGAGTTATGTCGTATTGCAAAGAATGAACATGAATATGATTATGATGTCTATCTGATGACACACGCTACGTTCCGTGCAGGAATGAAAAGAATACCAAAGATGGAATATGCCATGCGTATAACAAAGAACCTTGGTATTGGTATGAAGATAATCGATGAAGCACATCTTGAATTTAGAGATACCATATTAATGGACATGGTTTTCAATGTAAAAAGAAATCTATATCTAACAGCTACAGATGGTAGATCATCTAAGGATGAGAATGCTATATTCAGACATGTATTCTCTAATGCATTATTCTATAAACCGTCTTCATTATTGACGGATAACCTACCAAAGAAATGGGTTGAATATGTTGCAGTAGCAATCAATTCTCATTGCAATCCTAATATATACAGATACAGAGTTGCTGGTGGTAGAGGAATGAGTAATGCAACATATGGAAAATGGGTCATTGCATATGATAAAAAGAAAACACATTTCAATTGTTGTAAAGACATTATAAAGGTCATATATGAAAGAGACCCACATGCAAAGATATTGTTATTCATGCCACTGATAGATTTGTGTGAAGAATGTGCATACTTCTTGAAAATGAATCTTGGCAAGGATGATCAATTCCAATATGATCTTGATATAAGGACAATCAACTCAAAGAATTCAAAACGCGATAATGAGAATGCTAAACGTGCTGATGTAATAGTAACCACGATTGCATCATGTGGTACTGGTACTGATATTCCTGGTATAACCGGAATCATATCATGTTCACCATATGTCAGTGGTATTACTGCAGAACAGGTGTTTGGTCGTATTCGTTATTGCGGAAAGGTCTGTCAGTATTATGATATATACGATAGATCTGTTCAGTTGGATGTATTCTGGTGGAAAGGTAGAAGTAAAAAATTAAAACATCTTGCATTGAATACGTTTCACATGAATTGGGAACCTGACGTAATCATTGATAACGAAACAAAATAAAAAAGAATCTTCGCGGGGGCTGTTGCCCCCGTTACGTGATTCTTTTTTCTATCGTCTGATCGTATTGCCTATATCTCGATCAGACTCCTAACTTTCTTTTATCCCTTTTTGATTGTTAAATTGATATAAGTATTATTCATAATTAAACCTCCTCGATATCGTTTCCAACATAATATGGTTTATCTGTTACTCCCATCCACTTGAGGATTGTTGTTGTCACACGATCAAGTTTTCGTGTGTCCTCGAATCTTGGGAGTATTGCTATCGCCTCTCCGTTAGAATCTCTCTGACCGTATGCGTTGTTTGTGTATTGTATCATGGCCCATACTATCTGACCAGAAACATAGTTTCTGGCTACATCAACGTCTGCTTTTCTCATTTCGGCAGACATGTTAGGAACCACAGGTGTAGAACCGATATCTCCCTGACCATCATTGGTCATAGATATCTGGAATCGATAATCTCTGAAAGGTGTCAAATAACCAACAACCTTTGTTTCTTCTCCTTTATTAGCCATAACGATTTCGAATGTGGGTGTTCCTCTCTTGGTGAAAGATGTTTCACCAAATGTAATATAAGTGTTATTCATAATTAAACCTCCTCTGCGTTATTAGCCTTTACTTTTACCTTTGACATGTTCATTTTAAATCCTCCTTAAATAATGAAAGAGAGATGAAATAGCGTATTCTATTTCTTTTCTCATATTAATAATATATATATGAAGATTCAATATAATCCTTCGGTAGCATACAAAACCCGGTAGCATAGATAAATTGCATGGATTATTCGAACTTTTGATATACATATTATTTATATGCGATGAATCTTTGAACAGCAATTCATCAAATACAACAAAAGGAGGTTCCAATATGAATTTCAGGAAATTTATAAAGACATACGGCATGGTTACATTGTTAACAAACCTATTGTCTATAATGGCAACTGTACACATCGGTTATCTATTAAGGGGATTCTTTGATAACATATGGCTTAGCTTCGTCATTGTTGGTATTGTTGCAATGACATGTGATGTGATGTTCATCACATGGTTAAATGACAAACTGTATGAAGCTTATCGGCGAAAAGTAATAGATGAAGCAACAAAAGAGTCTTCACCTACTGAATTCGATCTTGATGATGAATTTAATGAAATAAAAGATTTCATGGATGCAGGTATATTAAAATGAATCATTATTGGGCGGCATATGCCGCCCAATATAAATAATAAATCATTCGACAGGTGCTGTCCCCGCATTTGTAACATTTGTTATACTCTCATCTGATTCCGAATCATCAATAAACCCAGGTGTTGGTTTACACTTAGGAAACTCAATATCTGGTTTTAATTTCAGAAGCTCGTTCTCTAACCAAGAACGATATGCATTATTATCAACAATGATCCAATTCATGAGTTGATTTATCCTATTATTCAAAACAGTAATCTTGTCTCCAAGTTCTCTGTTTTGTTTACGGAGCTCATCAGACTCTGTTCTATGTGTATCTGATAATTCTTTTAATTGAGTACGTATGTATTCATTCACCTTCTGTTCGGTTTCCTGTCTGTTAGTGTCCACTTGCTGTTCAAGTATTCGTGCTTCTGCCTTATACTTTCGGACACTAAGCAACGCCACAATAGCCGATGCTATGCCGCCGGAACCCACAACAGTAGAAACTATTGCAAGAATTAACTCTGTATGACTCATAACATTTTCCCCTTTCTTAATAGAAAAAGATTGCCGTGTTCTCGGATACACGATAAATTTCTTTACAATCGAGTTTGATAATTTTATTTAACTTTTAACAATAAAATATGGTGGAAATTGGCGAAAGCCGTTGTACACCACATAATCCTATTTTCGAAATGTGTATGTAAATATAAAACAAACAATCGTGACAAGAAAGGTTCAGATGGTCCAAGTGTTGGGTAAATATATATAAGGTCCAACATGTAAACAAGCAAACCCCAATTAACGAAAGGAAGTTTTATATGAACAATAACAAATTCAATGAGGAAAAAAATAACGGCGTCGTCCGTAAGAGAGTAATAGAAAAGATCGGTGATCATAAGAAATCAATAGCCGGTGTCATAACTGGAGTGATGCTGGTAATGATGTTAACATTCTTGACATCATCAAATACTTTTGGTCCCGCATCTGATGCAGCTGATGATAGATCACAACTTAATATTGTTAATGTATCTTATTCATCATCAGTTACAGCTATTACCACATCGACAATTAAGATGTCATCAACAACATCCTCCTCATTGACATCAACAACATCGAATAAATCTACAAGTAATTCAACAACATCTACTGACGGGAAAACAACTGTTGCTTCTCAATCAGAAACAACTGGAGTTACTGAAGTTGAAGAAACAATAGTTGAAGAGGTAGAAGCAGCTGTTGACAATGCAGTTGAATCTAATAATGATACAACTGAACCAACTTCTGAATACATAGTATACAAGCCATCAACTCATTATGTTCATAAGAATACATGTAGATGGTTCAATTCAGATTGTCAAGAAATAACATCAACTGAAGGAATAGAGTGTAGAAAATGTTCGGAATGTAATCCGGATATTGAAATTATCACTCCTTATAATCCACCACAGCCACAGCCTGCAGCAAGTGGTTCTGCTCTGGATTGTATAACTGAAACTGAATACATTTATCTGTGTAACACAGTCGCAAGAGAATATGGCAGCGACTGGGTTTCTGTATACGACAAAGCTTGTGTCGTAGCTGTTGTAATGAATAGAGTACGTGATGGAGGATGGTCAAATGGTAATCCTTCAACAATCTATAATGTAATTACAGCACCATGTCAGTTCAATCCTTCATACTGCACTGACTACTATCAGTCATGTGTCACACAGTCCTGCAAGGATGCAGTAGATTACTATTTCGCACATCAGTCTGAGTTCCCTCATTATACAAGTTTCTGGGGAGATGGCAGATCTAATCATTTCTCATAATATTTAAGTATTTATTCAGGGGAAGGAATTTAGGATTATGAAAAAAGGAAGCAAAATAAAAACAGTAGAGATCTCAAATAACGGATATCTTTCAGCAAAAGATGAATCTGATTCCGAGATAAAGCTTTCCCGTTCCGAAAGAAATGCTTTATCTGATTACAAGAACAGAAAACATTACGTTGAAAATATCATCAAGGCATTTGGTGGAAACCAAGATGTCTTATCATCCGAATTCACCGTCTACAAAGATGGTGTAATTAAATTTACATACACTACAAAAACAAAAACATATGAATGACAGTTTGGTGGGGGCATATAGCCCCCACCATTTCTGTTATTTTTTTTTATTCATCTTCGTCTTCTGAAGAATCACATGCTTCTTCGGTATGTTCTTCTTCAGTTCCGTCGATGTCTGCGTCGTCTTCATCAACTCCATCAATAACTTCTGTTTGGTCTTCTATAAACTGACCAAGGTCGAATGAAGGTGTGTCTGTTTTGTTAAGCTGTTTGCCTATCTGGTTAACACCTGTAGCAGCAGAACCCGCAGAGATACCAATGAAGATTGCCTCAACAATGTTGTTACCCATAGCAACATCAGGGATATAATATCCCACGATACCAAGAATAACACCAAATACAACCGAGAATATCGGAATGTATTTAGAGATGTCTTTCTTGAAAACAAGCTTAGCGAATGTTTTCACAAATTCATCAAGCATTGTTACGAATGAAGAGATTGTGATGATTGAGAATTCTAACATGATAATTCCTTCTTTCTGAACATATATTTTTATATTGGATGAACGTTGATAACAGTTCATTACATTTCTGTGTGAAGGAGTGATACAACATGAAGAAACGGTTTAAACCAACTGATTGGGATAAACATCTTGGGTTAGATCCTACTACTGACGATGAACCCATTGATTCTACCCTTATAGAAGAACCTATCTATGATCCGTTGGATAATCCGAAAGACCATCCTAAACTTATACCTGAGGTAAAATATGGAGGTAAACATGAAGGAAGAGAATAAGGGTAAGAAAAACCCGACTGAGTCATTGAGACTCGAGGACGTACTTAAGCGTGTATCTGATACCCGCAAAAAGAAGAATAAACCAAATAAGAAAAGGAGTAAATAATTATGAATCACAAAGATTTACTGGACTCTGTCATCACAGGTATGGCAGCAAAGGAAGAAGCAATTGAGGAAACAAAGACCATTGATGCAGATGAGGCTCTTGAAACTAACGACAACTGTATCAAGATCAATCTTGCTGTTGGTGCAGAGTTTGAACTTGATGCAACAACATTTGACTGGACTGGTGCTGTAGCTCATATTCCTCAGATGATGGCTAATGAGAATGAGTTCGTAAAGCTTCAGACAGGACTCATAAATGCAGCTACTGATGATTCTGATATGGCTAAAGCATTCATTGCTGACAGTATCAAACAACTCACAGCATATCTTGAGAGTTATGATGTACACATTGACTACAGAACCGTTTGTGCAGGTCTCACAGATCATCAGCTTGCACAGGTTCTGTTGTTTGATGCTAACAACATCACTAAGACTTTACTTCATCATATAACAATGTATGATGCAATAAGATTCATTTCTGCTTCTGCTTCTTCTGGTCCTGTCATGACGGGTGTTGATCTCGCATCAAATCCTGATGAATCTGCTGAAACAGGTGTAGAAGTTGGTGGAGGTCTCGCTGAAGACGATGCCATTTATCTCGTAGAAGCTTCTGCAGGAGAGGGTGGTCTCGCCATAGATAATATCGTTGCTACATCAGACTATCCTGTTGACTCAGTTGACGTAGTAAATGATTCTGGTAACGGCGGTTACACAGTATATGTATCCGCAAAGGATGTTACTGGTGCACGTAACAAGGCTATGGAGCTTCTCGGAATGAGACCTACGGTGTATGAGTATGATGATGAAGCAACTTCAAGTGGTCTTCTTGAAGATGAGTCTATCTACAGTGCACTTCATAATGAAACAATGGAGGAGGTTGCAGAATGATTTTATATAAACCAGCTGTACAGTTAGTACATAAAATCGACGGAGTAAAGATACTTGCAGAGTTAGATACTGCTGCAAGAACATGTTATAAGTCAGAGGGAAAGATGACCGTTGATAATCTCGGTAATGTCGTTAAGAGCTGCATCAAGAATGGACACACATCCATTCTTGAGCACGTTCAGCTTTCATTCATACTCTGTCTTGATCAGGGAGTTCTTAGAGAACTCACCCGTCACCGTCATGCTTCATACTCAGTAGAATCTACCAGATACTGTAAGTATGATAAGGGTGTTAAGTTTATTGAACCCATTGAATTCAAGAAAGATTCTGAAGCATGGATCATGTGGAGAAGGGCTTGTAATGCATCCGAAGGATATTACCAGGATATGTTATCAATCGGCTGTCAGCCCCAGGAAGCAAGAAGCGTGCTGAACTTATCGGTAGCATGTGAAATGCGTTTTTCGATCAATCTCAGATCTCTCCGTAATCTCTTGACTTTAAGATGTGCAAAGGGTGCTCATGCACATATAAAAGAGATATTCATCCCAATGTTATTATATCTCCAGCAAGAGATTCCTTATATCTTCGATGATATTACTTTTGATGAAGACTTCTACAACCAGTATCTCTCAGATAATAGATGGGAATCATATATCACTGAAGATATTGCTGATGGAGAATGGGAAGAGATCATAGAAGGTGCTCGAAACAGATTTGCATTAAAAAATATTGAAAAGGAGAAAGATTTAAATGTCGAAGATTCTGCATCATAACGATGACGACGGCAGATGTGCTGCATACATTGTTAAAGCATATCTTATTAATCCAATGGAGGTAATCTCTCCCAAGGATTTCATTGAATACAACTATAACAGTGATCTCACAAAGAGATATCCTGAATTAGTAGAGAACGAGACAGTCTACATTGTTGACATCTCTATGTGTGAAGCTGTGTTAGATTTTGTTCAGCATGTAATTGCTTCTGGTGGTAATGTTATACATATTGACCATCATGCAACAGGTATTGCATATTATAATGACCATAAGGACGAAATCGATCATAATCATTATACACCTTTCATGAAGGCAGGTATATCCGGTGCAATGCTTACATGGATATATGCTGACATATTCAATGATGAGGGACGTAAGAATCCTAATGAAGTCAAATTCGATTTCGATGATGATAATCTCCGCAACAGATGTTGCCTTGTTGATGAGAATGGTAATCCTATAGACAAGGAAGGAAATTCAATCGTTGTTGAAAGAAATATAACTCCTGTACCGACGGTACTCAGATTCATTGATGATAACGATATCTGGAAACAAAAGATCGTTGAGACAAAACCATTTGTATGGGGATTCAAACTCACTGAGAACAAGCACCCACTCTCTCAGATATGGGTTGAATTATTTGATGAGTCTGATGCACGCAGTCAGGCCCAGTTCATAAACAACATCATCAACAATGGTACAGTTATACTCAACTACTGTGCTGCTGTTAATGCAAGAAATCTTGCTTCTGGATTCTATGTTGTTATCAATGGCAACTATGTTGCTTGTGTAAATAGCATAGATGGTAATTCAATGATCTTCCAGGACATGTACGATGCATCACCTGCAGTATGTAAATTCGCATTTGATGGCGAAAAATGGTGGTATACATTTTACTCGAAAGATAATGGTGGTGCTGACTGTGCTGCTATCGTTGAATGGTTATCACGTGAATATGGTGATACATGCGGTGCTTTGTCACATGGTGGACATATTCATGCAGCAGGAGCAACATTCAAGAAGAACGTGTTTGACCATTTACAGATATTCAAACAGGAATTTTTGGATAAGCGTAAACAGATTCGTATCGATAAAGAAGTTGCTGCAGAACAGCGTCGTATCGATGAAGAACAGCGTAGAATCCAAGCTCAGCAGGAAAAGCTTGCGGCAATACGTGCAAAGATTGAAGCACGTGAAGCTGATCTTGAAGAAGATGACTTTGAATATGACTTTTAATTATATGGGGGCTTCACGCCCCCATATTTTTTTAGGCTTTTATGATCGCCTCTAAAGGCGTTGTTTGCGGTTTCTTTCCGTTCAATGTTTGTGATAAACCCACATTCATTGAACGTGATATATCCTGAAATAAAATGCCTTGAAGTACGCCAGCCTGTTGAACTGCTGAACGGAATGGGAGTTTGGTATAACTCATTTGATCAACACCTGGATTACGTCCAAATGTTGTTGCAAATGAATGATCTCCTGAACGACATACACGTCTTGCGAGAATTTCATATGTTATTGATGGACCGGTGAGATCGATACCATTGATATCAAGACAACGGAACATCATTTCTGTCATAAGATTATATGGCACCTGAGGAGACTTTGAATACAAATAGATTTGGTTAATGAAAAATTCAACATTAGCAACACTCTTCTGAATACCAAGAGAACATATCTCAGAGCCCGGATCATATGTAATGATGTAGTTGTCTATGTCTTCCTGTACGTCGTTGTATAAATTGAAATTCAATGATGCTGGTACAATCATCATTGTGGAAAGAATCTCATTATCATCCTTATCGTAGAACTTAACAGGGAATATGCCCATACAAGAAATAACAGTTGGTTCACGAGAGAATTCATCAAGTTCTTCTAATAAACGAGGAATAAAGAACTTAACTTTTGTTTTATTTATCATTATACCATTCTCTACAGTACAGAAGTTATTCTTATCTAAGAATAAATATTCCTGTGGAATGATACCTGCATTCTGTGACAAGTCGTGTTTTGATTTAAGTTTGATGTTAAGCATTTTCTGTGTTACTTGTGTAACAAGAAGACCGACGTTTGTAACACCCAGATTATGGAATACTCTACCGGCACACTTACCACATATTGCATCACGCTCACAACATTGTGGAGAATACATTTGTACAGTCTTGCCGATATAGTTATTGATATTATGCAGGTCAGTTAAAACTCTCTTACCATTATCATTGATATATCTGAAGAGAGCATACTTTGTATTATTTTTTGTTATTGTGAGTGGAATTGTTGATGAAGTACCACAATCCGAATTGGGATTTGGATCTATGTGTTCTGACTGGAGAAGTGCAAGTATTATCTTTGCCATATAACCAGCATCAGCAGTACCTACGGCCGAAGGATATGCACCCGCAAGCACTGAGTTTGCGAATGCAGGAATATCTTTCTTTTGCACACCGTTCATCAATGAATTTTCAACAACATCATACCTGTTCGTTGAGTTATTGAATACGGCACCTCTCATAACATTTATAGTCTTATAGTTGTTATCAAGATTACCATCACCAGAACGGTATAAATCATAACCAGAATCCTGTTTGAGATTCTCACGAACGATGCCCATCAATTCTTTTTCAATCTTATTAACAGCCATTATCTGTACAACAGGATTGTTTGATTTAATATCTGCTTCATATTGCTTAAATAATTCTGCTTTACGTTTGTTTACATTATCCATTGGACGGATAAGCGATGGTGTTATTGATACTGATAAGAATGATGCACACCAGAAACCTAAACGATCTCGAGAATCAATATAATCACCAAGCTGCTGTATTGTTATCTTATCAAGGATAGCGAGGTTATTAACTTCTGCCGTGAGTGTATTAAGACCCTTTTTGTCAATAGGGGTATTCCAATATCCGAGATGTTCAATGATACCGGTTCTTTCAAGAATGTATCTATTAAACAATAGCATTCCTGTCGTAGTAGTCACAGTACCGTTTACCCACTTATATTCGTTTGATGATAAATCGATCACTTCTGTTGGAACAAAGGTAGACTGTCGAAATTGATTTGTTTCTTTATCATGATATGATGCAAACATCTCTTCAAGAAATGTTTTTGTTATACCACTTATATCGGTATTAAGAATCTTTTCTTTTGCAAGAGAAGCCATGTATTACACAACCTTTCGTTTTATTATTTTAATAACTCATATACATATTATTTATATGGCAAGAACAGAATCACATGAATTGAAGCATTATTCTCAATATCATTTCAACTCTTGTCCAGTGTTTGTTACAGGGAGGTGAACAAGACAATGCTGGATAAATTCGTAGTATGCCATACAGACGATGAAGATGATGATTGGGATCTCAGTGACCTGTCAGAAGCACTGGGTTCCACAATGTAAGCAAAGGAGGAATTTTATGGAACTAAAACAAGCAATAAAAGTTTGTAAAGTACTTGAAGACTTTACGAACAAAATTGACATGACAGTTCCCATGAGTGATTTAATGATCCTCGGAGAATTAAATCCTCATTTAGCAGACAATATTGACTTCCTGAATCGTTGGATAAATAACGACGTAACATTTGAAGTTGATATTCCTACTACTGCTACAACTGAGACAACTGAAGTAATTAAGGCTGTCTCAGATAAAGAGCCATGGTTAGCTGTGGCTCCAGACGCCGATTGGCGTAAAGTAAGAGACATGAATCTCATGGTCTCAAACTATGGTCATGTCTGGAACATTGATTCCAAGAAACTCATGAAGCAGCATCTTCGTGATGGTGACATGAGGATTTCTCTTGGATCAGATGTATCCAGAGACACCAGAAGAGTGTCTGTTCTTGTCGCAAAGGCTTTCCAAATTAGATCACCCGATAGGTCTTCGGACTTCATCATTGAGTTCAAAGATGGAGATCGTCGCAATCTGAAGGTAGACAATATCTACTGGAAGAAGCCGACAGGAGAATACGTGGAGACACGACGTTACATGATCGAAGACATATGTCGCAGAATCTTACAGTACGATGGCGACATCGAAAAGATCATGCCACTGTATGAAGATGCATATCCTTCCGTATCAAAAGCATCGGTTGAACAGATTAGAGATAAGAAGTTATTCACTGAAATATCGGATCTGTTCTTCGTGAATCTCTCTGGTAAGATATATCCACGAACAGACGCAATGGCTGTGGATACTGATGCAAACCAGGGAATGGATGTAGGTGGTTTCTTCAGAATGTCCGGTGATAAGAAACTCACTGGGGAACTTATCCGTGATAAGATAAAGCGTGGTGATGCTTTATCTTTGGATGAGAAGGTCATAACAGTATTTATGGCAATGGATGTTATTGGCATCAACAAGGCTAATGATGTCAAGAAGATATCCAATGTCGTAAAGAATACTTTCGGATGTGATATCGGATACGATTTCATATCACAGATAGTCAACGACTATACATCTGACATCACCGAAATGTTTAGAGAGGGGAAGAGATAATGTGTTATGTTAGAAAAGCAGTCGACATGGCAAACGCAATAGATGAGTTTGTCGATGAAATCAATCGATATAAAGTAACAGTCGACGATATAAATGACATAGGATTCTTCAAGCCTGAGATACTTGTTACTTTAAAGACTATTCGGGATTGGCTGACGTCATCAAGAGAAGAAGTCAAAGTAATCGAAGAATATGATGTTATTGTCGAACAACAACAAAAATCTCTTCCCGGATTCGAAGAACTTGATGAGTTGATCGAGGAAGAAGTGGTCGAAAACGAGGAATCGGAAGAAGCACCTACGGAAGAAGGACTCGTTGAAGAAGAACCTACAAAGGAAGAATCTGTGAAAGAAGAAGTTGTTGAAGAAACATCAAAGAGAAAGTATAACAAACTTTCGGAAAAGAATTACAGGTTTATCGCCGGATTCATCGCTGATAACTTCGATGGAGTTGATGTGAAGACAGCAAGAGCCCAGTTAGTAGAAAGGCTCCCTGGATTACCATTTAGATCGGTATACAGATTCATTGAGAAGCAGACGTGGAAAAAGATATCCGATGAATACTTTACTCTCGATAAGAAGAATGTAATCCATGTTGTGGAAAACCGTCCAAAGGACGAAGCACAGGATTACATAGAAGAATTAATATCGAATATAAAGTACCCCGATAAATTCCATAAGACTCTTAATGAGTTTGGAATAACTGATGAAGTTCAGTGGAAGGGACCAATGAACAATCTTGCAAAGGTAAACTGTGAAATGGAAGCCATAGTTGCAAACTTTCCTGACATAACGGCTTCCGCATTAACAACATATGAGGTTGTCAAGAAGGCAATGATTGTTGGTGGTCTTATGAATGTAGGCCTGTCTGATTTGGATATGGTTATCATCATTGCTTCTACCATTCAGAAGGTTGGTAAGCGAAAGATTGGTCGTATCGCGAATTCTGTTCGCAAGCAGTGGAGTGTTGGCAACCTCCGCTCTGACCAGATATATGCTGTATTAAACAAATCATGGTATCCGGATATTGTAGCAAAATACGGTATTTAATCATATGGGGGCATCATGCCCCCATATTTTTTTATATTCCGATTTTAACAACGTCTTGTTTGATTCTTACATAACAATCGATATACATTTTACCAGTAGCAGCATCGAGAGTTACTTCATAATATTTTCCATCGGGAAGTGTTGTTGATAATAATGCTTTGTGATTCCATAATACGAATGAATATGTTACCACATAAACATCATCATTTACATTTAATTCAACTTTATCCGTTGGATCTAATCCTTGTTTTGCTGCTTGAAGAACCCAGTGTTTAGCAGAACGGATAAATTCTTTTGAAGTCATTTTTAAATCCTTAACATACTTAACGTATTCCTGAACTTCTTCTTTCGGAATATCAGATATGTTTCCGTCTTTGAATGTAATTTTCATAATTGATACACTCCTTTTATAATTTTTATACATATATTATTATTTTGACATTTGTGCCACAAATGTCATATTAATAAAAAGTCATATGAAAGGAGTGTATTTAAAATGCAGATACACGTAAAGAACACACAGGATGATGGAGCTCTTGGCTTAGCTAAGTCAGTAGTAATCACTTTCTTTAGGCAAGTAACTATATTTGGTAAAGATTACACCAAGATAGTATACATGCATTCAAAGGATTCATTCTCCGTTGAAAAGGTTGGTGATGATGTTAACCTTGATGAAAATGTTCAGGTTATATCTGGGCCGCGTGCCGAGGAAATAATAACTGACATGATTAAACACGAGACCAAGAAAGGGTCAACCTTTGTATGGAATGGTGCTCACTTTAAGTGTCCGGCTGATCTCGGGATGTTAAAAGAAGAAATGATTTATGAGCAGATTCAGTCTGGTAGGTATGGAGACCCATTCGGTTGGGATCCATTGGTAAGAGATCCAATCGAAACAGAGGAAGAAAGAAAAATACGGCTTGAAGCTGAAAAACATCACGAGGAAGAAAAAGAAAGAAAACTTGATGAGTGGTGGGAAAGAAACAGTCCCACATGAGGAGGTTATTCAAATAATGAAAGTAGTAAACAAAATAGATTCGTTTACTAAATTGACGAAGTCAGAACAAAATGCAATTAACACAGGTATCAGTAGACTCAAGGAAAGAGTAGATACTTATGTTAAGTACGGGCATTCACTTGATGAACGATTCATGGATGATAAACTCATTCATGATGCGTATACATGCAACGGACGAAGATTCTTTCTGTATAAATGTAGAATTAAAACGACATCACTGAGATTGTTGTATACTGTTGAAGGAAAGAATATCGTTGTGATATCACATGTAATCAAAAAGAATTCAAGGTATGAATACTTCAATTACTTTGAGAATGCATGTGAGGAATATATGCATGCATTGCATAATAAGAAAGACAAAGTATCAATAATAACACAATAATTTGAGGGGGCATTAGCCCCCTCAATATTTTTTTTGTTATAGTCCAATTTGTGTTAATATGTTAACCACAATGAACCCATCTGTTGTCAGTTGTGGCAGTTCCATTCACACCTATTGAACCAGCAGACCAGTAGGTCAATGTTATAACTGATCCAGCTGCATACTGATTTGTTATTCTTGTCGTGCCATTTACGTAGCAATTAACTGCACCGGTTGTTGATCCATTCGTGAGAGTTAGATTGAGAGTAACCGACGTTGTTGTCGATGAATATGGTAAGTAGTATGCAATCGTTAGTCCATTATATAACTCAGAAACATCTATATTACCAGTCCATACAGAAGTCGATGCTGATTGTGTTCCCTTGACAGCATATATACCAGGTGCATTCTTTATACGTGCTAATGATGATACTACTGTACCGGTTGCATCTGGAAGTGCCGCAGATCCTCCTCCACCACCTCCACCACTGACTTCAGCCCAGGTTCCGTCGCCTCTTAGGAAATATGTATTTTGTCCAGCCATAGGTGCAGGAACAAGACCATGTACGCCACCTGTATCAGCAGTAGCACCAACGAAATCAGTACTACCCTCAATGGACAACCAGTGACCTGATGATGATAAGAACTTACCAATATCCGTTATTGTAGGCGCAGGAACAAGTCCTTTACGACCAGGATATTGTCCATCTGTACCAATGAATACTTCCGGATTACTTAATGAATCAAATTTCTCACGATCTTCTTGTGACCATATCTGATACGGCATCGCAATAGTATCAAGAAATTCTTTATTGGTGTGAGTGTGTGCCTTATCTTCGAGGTCTGCAACTCTTTCAGTTATAGGTCCATCATCATAATTATGAAGATTATTGAACTTATTTCTGTCGGTTTGAGACCATAAGCTATCTGATGTTATTGTGTCAAGGATATCTTTGTTGTCATGTGTGTGTGATGATTCATGAATTAATTCACGAATCTCTGTATCATCATAGTTTTCCAGTCCAGCAAGTTTTTCTTTTTCTGGTATAGTAAATGGTGCAGTAATCTGATCAAGGATTTCTTTGTTTGAATGAGTATGCATCTTCGGATACATCTCATCAACTTTTTCTTTGACAGGATCAAATAATTCATGGAATTCTTCTTTCTTTAAATATTTAGAAAGATCCACATCCTTGAATTCATATCCAACAAATATCCACTTTGTGCCATTCCAAAGATAAATATCTGGATCTATTTTTATAGACGGAGATGATGATTTAACAAATCTCACATCACCGAGTTTATTACCATCTAATGGTAATTCCTCTTTGTCATCATACTCATCCGTTGACATTATTGCCATTCTATTTAAATTTTCAAATAGAATATTGATTTCTTCTTTTGTATAGTATTGAGTAAGATCAGCTTCACTTGTTATGTATGGAAGTTGTGCATAATATTTATTGCCTTCACCAATTTTTATTTTGGTTTTGCCATCTGGTGTCAATTCAATGCACAAACATCCGCGAGGTACGATCCAATATTCAACGGCACGCTCATTCCATTGTGCAGATGTCTTCACAACATGTTGATGTGAATCATTGTTAGGCATAATAACTCCCCTTTCTTATTAAAATTTACCAGGCGGTTCGGAACAACATATCACATAAGTTCATTGGAGGTGATACTATGTTTGCAAACGAAGTCAAGTATTCCGATTACAACGTAATTAGTTTTAAAATAGATGATGAATTATTATATAAGATATTTTGGGAAGCAACATCTCGTTTCTATTATGATTTGAAAATAAAAATAAACGATAAATCCCCAAATGTTTTATATGTTGACTACTATAAAGACTGGTTGGTTATTCTTACTGATGAAGAAGATGATACACTCATTGAGAAACCAACAATCGAATTCTTTGTAAACTTGACATGGAAGTTTCAAAGATTCAATAAACTTGTCAATGTTCGTAAAGATGAAATAGATCAGATATATGAGAAATGGGCATATGATGGTGATGTAATGAAAATGGTTGAAACAAACTTTGACGATGAATCACGCAATGATCTGTTTAAGTTACATCTTGAAGAAGAGCAACTGGATAAAACCAAGAAGCTTGTTGACAAAGAATACACTCCGTCAAATGGTATTATTGATGTTGACTATGTTGAAGTCACAAATAATCAAATCGGAATGAATAATAACGGGGGTTAATACCCCCGTTTATTTCATTAATTCATATACATATTATTTATATGAATACCAACCAAACAAATTTAACTGGTATTCAGAAAGGAAGTTATTATGGTTGATATCAAAGGTTTAGACAAAGCAGAGGTTCTTCTCGCTTTATGGAAAGGATCTCATTGCCAGGGTCTTTCATTCCTGGCGTTAGCATCAGACGGAGTATTCACAATCTATGATGCAAAGACTCTCATCGAGAAGAAGATGTTCAATGAATGGCGGAGAACAAAAGAGTGGGATGAAAACATGCCCTATAGTGTTGCCGAACTTGACGGAAAACTCACCAACGAATTCTATGAATGGTGTAAAGAAGAGCACACATTCAGCATGTACTTTGACTATGTGAATGGTCATGTAATCAAGTGTGACATCGGCGGTGATTCATTTGATGAGAGACTCTATGATCGTGACTGTGGCGAAGGTCATGCCGCAGCAGTAATCGAAGCTCTCAGGAAGGGTGAGGGTGATTACACACCACAGAAGGACGGAATCGATGAACCCTTGACTGCATTCGCAACGGGTCTCAAGAAAATGATTAAAGAACAGGAGGAAAATAAATGAGAAATTTAAATATAAAAATAGCTGAGAATGGAACAGTTATATTTGATCCAGAATACTTTATTGAGGGAGAAAACTATGTGGTTCCTTTGGATGGAGACATAGAAGAGATGAAACTGCGTATGTATGACCTGTATGGTTTAATCTTTGAAAATGATAAACATGTCTACGGTCTTTCAATAGAGAAGTATGCTAAAGAAATAATGTTCACCGAAAATGAGTGCTCTTTGAAAGCCTCATTCAAGAAACTTAATGATGAAAAAATGATATACCGTATCGGAAAAGAGGTTGGTATATTAACAGAAGAAAAGCAGCTATTTTCACCTATGTTTCAACAAGATGGACTAATATTCCTGATGAATAATAATAACGAAATAAGAACTCTTTCAAGTACAACAGGATCATATGAAAAGGTTTTATTAAAGAGACTCGGTTCATTAGACGTATCAGTATTAATGTATAATACAGAAGAGTTCCTTAATAAGTTAAGAAAGTAAAGAAAATCGTATATAAGAATTACGACTTTACATTTGAAGATATTGACAAGAAATCTCTTATCCGTAAAACACCGACATTCGATGAATTTTTCAGAGATAAGCCACTACTACTCTTCTGCAAATCGAGCAATGGTTATGTAAAATACCCATCAGATACTATGCGATCAACATATGCTGTTGTTCGCGACAAAAAGAACCTTTCATTCATATGTGACGTAGAAGAAGATTTTGATAAAGCCATTGAACTGATTGTACCAACAAATGAAATCAGACCATCATATTATCTGTTTAATAAGATCATTGGTTCTGGCGTAGTTTAACATCAAAAGAGGATGATATAATGAATAAGAGGATAAAGAAGAAACACAGGCCGCGTTTCAATCTTAGATTGATCGGGTTTAGCTTCTTTGAACTTGAACAGGTGTTGGGACATGAGATCGATCATAAAATAAAAAGATCACTGGCAAATAGGCGATATCGCGAATATCGTAAAGAACCAAAGAATGGTGTACTGATTGAACTCACAACCAGTATGCTGGAGAAAATGTGGACGACCGCAGTTGAACAATCATTTTATCCAATGGATTATTATGGAGGAAAATAAAAATGACAACTGAAGAGCTTGGTAGAATGAGTAAAACAAATTATGATGCAGAAAGATATATTACTCTGTATCAGAATAATGCAAGAGATGTTCTCAGCTTAATAGATGGAACACTCAAACTTACGAACCATGCATGGTTTGAAACGCTTGATATTAAGCCCGTAAGCATCTACAAAGAGGCTTTATCAGGCCAGGATGGATTGGTTGATACGATGGAATTCATCGCATCTCAGGCATTCGCTAACGGTATTAATGAGATGGATACTGTATTAACGAATGAAGGAATTAAACACTTCTTCGTTGTTCCTGCTGATTATTGTGGTAGGCCTGATACAGTAGACATACTTCTTACTGAAGGAAATTATGAGATGTACATAGGATGTTCAATGTATCCAGATTCAGAAGAAATGGGCTATTCTACAAATACCCTAATTGATATGGAGCAGTACCTTTGTCTACCTTATCTCAAGGAGCCAACTCATAGTTGGAAACAGATAGCTGAATTCTGGGCTGAAGCATTCAAGGAAATGATGAACATGAAACCACCACTTGACCCATCAATGGCAGAGGAACATGAAATCGATGTGGAAGATCTCAGTAGATTTCATATAAATGACAGAAAGGGTGACGATATATATCCGTTATACACATATGCCGAAGACGGTTCCATTATCGTAAATCCAGTACTTATAAAATTCATGGATAATCATATGAAATTCAGAATCGAAATAGGTATGGGAGAAAAATCATATTCAATGGCTAAATTCGATTCCCGTGAAATGAAGGTTCACGTATCCGGTCGTGTAATAACTGTAAGAAGAAATGACGACATTGAAATTGAGATAAGACCTTCCGATTTGGCACATTATCGTTACATAAAAATCGAGGTGATTAAGTAAATGGCTTACGATCTAAAAGAGCAAATCGTATTAGAAGAAGTCTCTTCTCTAATGGATTCGTTCGAAAACAAAAAGCATTCAATGGCTGCTGTATTAGATATGGTAGTAGGAATTGGATGTAAACTCAAAGCCGACGATAATAATTGTATAGGATGTCCTTTGACATCCTTTCTTTGTCGCGAAATACGTGAACGAATAAAAGACCTATTGATCGATGATGAAGAGGATGATAATAATGAATAAACGTATAAAGAAAAAGAGGGCTCGTTTGAACCCTCAGCGTATTGGCTATAATGTTTATACAAGAGAAGAGGTAGATATCATTGTTCAGAATAATCTGTTGAAGCATTGGCTACTTCCAAGGATGTATCTCACATCTCTTGATCCAAATGGAAACGGTGTTCATGTTTGGAGAAAGAAAAATATAAAACGTGCTTTGAAGTATATGTATAAACACAGGAACAAGTATCCGGTTTACCAGCATCTCCGTTTTGCAAGACATCTGAAGCCGAAGGATGAATTTATATTACAAAAACCTCCGGCAATAATATCAGAACACAGAACTATCCCAGGTGGTGAACACTGGGGTTACAAAGCAGATTCCAATATAATTGATGAATGGAGGAAATAATATGTGGGAATCAATTGATGACTTTTGGCGTGATAGTGTCCGGGACATAAAAAACGGACTGATCAAAGACTATGAAGAGAACAAGAAGGTTGTTGTTATTGGAACCGACCATTTCAATATTATCGACAAGAATACGTTAATCTTTAATGAAAAACTTAAAGATATTCTTTGTAAAGAAGTACATTACAACATAACACTGATGAATGGTTCAACCATTTCAGGCGTTGGTTGTTTTGTATTCGGTTGTGGTGGTAACACATCAACAATCGATATATTCGTAGAAGACCGTGATTTACATCGCATTTCTGATATCCGTTTATCAGAACAGGATTTCAAAGAAACTATAAAGAGATGTGTAATCACCGTAAAATGAGGAGATGTATACAAATGGAAATGAAAGATAAGAAAATGTATGTATTCGGTACTGAAACTGATTATAATGCTGATGTAACAATTATATTTGCTACATCTTTTGATGAAGCAGTATTAATTTACAGCAGAAAAAGACCGAAAGATTATACAACACAGAGTATACATTTTTATGGTATATTTGATGATGACCAGGATGATAAGGAACGCGTAAGAAGTATCTTCAATGACTATAAGAATATATGGGGGATTTGTAAAAAAGAACCCACACTTACTGACAAATACGGTACACGTAACACAATAAAAAGACGTATTTATTCCTTTGGGCCCTATGGTTATCATGGTTATTTCAGAATAACAGTCACAGAACTACCGATCAACGAATTCCAAGTTATATGTAATATAATAGATAATGAAATAACCGATAAAGTAGCGATTATGAAAAATGCTAAAGAACTATTCGATGAAATTTATCACACAGACAAGATTACAGAAGAAGCAAAACACATAGAGTCTTCAATGTGTACTGAAATATCAATGATAGATGATCTCCTGACTGAACGTAAAAAATATAAGCAAGAGATGTTTAAACATCCCTCTGATTCTGAAGAATATAAAGCAGCTAAGAAAAAGGTAGATGAACTCAAGAAGGAGATCAATCGTCTCTTTAATGAGAATGATGATATGATGATAAACTTTAAGGAGAAAGGAAATGAATAAACGCATCAGAAAAAAGAAAATAAAATTGATGCTTTATGAAAGAAACATTCCGATGATGAAAGTATATCCACCATTAGAACAGTTTCTCGATCTTCAATCAACAAAAGAATTGTTTATGAGTTGGGGTAAACCCCCAACTCGTATCAATCTTAAACGATTCTGGCATTATAGAATTGCCAATCGGGATAATAATTCATATACCTATACAAAATCAACATACAACTTTCTCAAAGAGGAAAGGAGTCATAGAAAAATGAAAGAACGTGAATTCTGGAAATGGTTAAAGGAGGAAAATAACAATGGATGAATTTAAATTAGCAATCTGGTGGCCTTTAAGATTACTGCCAGATGAAATTGATCTTATGCTTAACTCAGAACTCATACAAACATTACTTGAGAAAAAATCTCTGAGATGTAGAATGTATGAAAATGAAAAAGGCGCTAATATATTAAGAATGACTCATGTTGAGCCACATAAACCACATCTGTATATTACTAATATAGAGAAAGACACAGTGCTTCCTGGTTATACAGCAACGTGTGAAATACCAGATGTATACGGATGGAAAGAAATATTCCAATCATTCACACAACCGGTTGTATATCCGGTATTGATAAAAACAAAGGATAAATCTCTCGGGATGCTTGGTCAGAACAACTTCGTTATTTGTCATTTCAAGCTTGTTGAATACGACAAGGTTGACAAACTCGGTTCATCCTATGGCGGGATAAATTATCCATATCCAGAAAGATGGGTATATCCAGAGAATACCAGTCTCATATACATAGATGGTCCGGAGAAATCATTGGCTCAATCTCTCCAGGAAGAACACGATAAAAGACGCAACAATCCATTCTTCGTTGATAATAAATACACTCAGACCACCAAAGCAACACAGATGGAGGAATTGTATATCGATTTTAATAAGATTCCTGATGGTGAGAATGTTGTCAAGTTGCCAACCTTAAAAGAGATAACAAGTGATAGGAAGCTCTCATCAGAAATAGTTGATCAATTTGCGAATATGGATCTAAATGATACGTCGGAAGATGTAGCTGTTACATCACCAATGAAATTATTCCGTATTTTAATAAATGATAATCAAGATCATTATGTACATTTCGGAATATCGATAATCGTTAAAGCGGAAGATATCTATAATGCATATATGAAATTTTGGGAGAATATAATCAATGATAAGAATATAGATTTCTCAGATGGTGAAGCTGATCCATTATTTGAAAACGATCATTTTTCAAATTGGGTTATTGATACTTATGATGATAAGTATATAACCTACAAAAGACCTGACAAGAATTTCAAAATTCGTGTTGAAGAATTAGACCTCTCAAAAGGATATGCATTGGTTGGAGATTGGAGTACTTGATATGAATAAAAGAATTAAAAAGAAACATTATTGGCTTGGTGTTAAACGGGCTGGTGCTAATCATTGTGCAAATGAAATAGCTCGGCATATTGGGAGAAAGATTCTGTATTCAGGAATCACTCCGAAACCGAGCTATATACTCAATGTACGGAGACATGTACGTTGGTTCTTCCATCACTCTTCAGAAGAGGAATGGACCAAAAGAGTTGC